ATCACAATTTTTCAAAATGGGCATATGTGGAAGATTTACTACCTAATATGGAGGAATGAAAAATGAAAATAGTATTTTATACGACACTTTTAGTAATATTTTTTTTGGTTATATCAAATACGCAAATAACCTTTAAACCATTTAGTATTTCATTACCATATTGGCATAGAGCAATAAGTATTTTTCTTATAAGTATCGGGATATGGTTATATAATATTGGGGAGTATAGGAAAGGATATGAAGCCGGGATAGAAAAAACGATTAAATACATCGAAGATAAATCAAAACAAAATGAAACTACGAAACGCAAAGAAATCCATACCAAAGGATTTTCGCAGAGAGATGTACGAGAACTATAAGGCTACCATGACTTTTTACGGGAAGCCTATACAACCATATAAAGAGTGGTTGAAAGACACATTTAACACAAAACTGCCGGAACATGAAACCACGTGAATTTTTTGACAAGGTGGCACAGATGCGCCGGATGCAAAAGGAATATTTCAAGACACGTTCCTCAATGGCTTTTTCCAGAAGCAAACAGTTAGAGAAAGAGATTGACGATGAAATAAAGCGAGTAGAGGGTATTCTTGGACGTTCAGAGCCACGTCATCGACAAGGAAATATATTTAACGAATAAGCCCAACATAGGGCAAATGAACATCAAAAACGAATAGCAATGAAAAAGAAAATCATCATCACACTCTCGAAGCGTTTTCCTCAGACACATTCGAGGAAAGGAGAACCAACCCATTTCAGGGAGAAGTTAGGCAATGCTTTAAACGATACACCCGAAACAATGATAGACAACGGAGGCACAACAGTCTCCGTCAATTCCCGAAAGATACACACTATACGGAAGAATTTTATAAGGTGGCAGCATAACCTTGACAAAATAAGCGGTGGAGGTTTTTACCTTTCAATCCGTCAATGGAGCGCACGACCTTACAATTCGCCACAGGAAGAAATCTTCCAACTGCATGACAACGGTATCGGTTGCCAACGTATAACCATGTCATACTCCCCCGACACAAAAGAAGTCAAAGCGGTAATAGATGGCAAATACACTGCAAATGTAGAGCAAATTGCAGCGAATGACGGTTTGCAAGTAAGTGAGTTCTTGGAATGGTTTTTCGGCAAAAATCCAACAGAAAAGAAACTGTTTTCGGGAGTTATCATCCATTTTACCCCATTCCGGTATGGCTCTGATACTAACAAGTTAGTAGAAGATAGTATAGCATAATATATAATAATAAATAATATTAGTAGTACAATGGCTTCAATAAACAAAGCAATTATAGTAGGGTTTGTAGGTCAAGAGCCGAAAATTGATACGCTCCAGTCAGGTGTAAAGATAGCTTCATTCTCCGTTGCTACCACCGAGAAAGGGTACACGACACAATCTGGAACAACGATCCCAGACAGGACGGAATGGCACAGCATTGTCCTTTGGGGAAAGCTTGCGGAGGTCGCAGGGAATTACCTACACAAAGGTTCATCGGTATATGTCGAGGGAAAGATACGCACCCGGTCCTATGATGACAAAAACGGAATAAAGAGATACGTTACAGAAATCCATGGGGACATCATGCAGATGCTTGACCGAAAATCTGACGGAGGCAACCAACAGCAATATATAGGTCAGAGTGCAAACAGCAGTGGAGGTTCTACAAACCCAGAAGATGATGACCTACCATTCTAAACCGAGTGAATGTATGAGACATGACGAAAGTAGAATACAGGCAGCTTGCGTAAAGTGGTTTAGGCTTCAATATCCACATTTCGCACCTAACCTGTTCGCCGTACCGAACGGAGGACAAAGGGGAAAGTTCGAGGCAAAGATTATGAAAGGCGAGGGAGTAACAGCCGGAGTAGCGGATTTGCTACTGCTCCTACCATCCAAAGGGTATCATGGTCTGTGTATCGAAATGAAAACAACTAAGGGCAGACAGAGAGACACGCAAAAGGCGTGGCAGAAATCGGTTGAGAGTGTCGGTTACAAATATATATTGTGTCGCTCTATCGAGAGTTTTATCGCACAAGTGAATGATTATTTGAGGTAAAAATCTTTTTTTGGAATAAAGCGTGCTTATTAAGTACGCTTTATTAGTATATTTGCATTAGTCTAACATTTCTAACAAATAAAAATAGCATGGAGATTTTAACAAAAGCAGATGGCTTGATACTGATATTTGGTTATTTCATCGCAATGCTCGGTATCATAGCCTTGCTCAAAAAGAGAGAGAACACCAAAGAAGAGTTCTTGGTGGCTGGCCGTTCCGCTTCATGGATAATGACCGCCTTTTCGATGGCGGCAACATGGGTATGGGCGCCGAGTATGTTCACGGCGGCAGAGAAAGCATACACGCAAGGATTGGCAGGCGTATTTTGGTTTGTTGTGCCAAATGTACTTACACTCATCCTGTTTGCGTTCTTTGCAAAAAAAATGCGTGATTTGCGCCCAAACGGATGGACATTCTCGGATTATATCAGGGTAAAGTACAGCAACAGGGCGCATAATATGTACTTGATTGAAAGTTTCGGGCTTCAAACCTGCTCAATGGCAGTACAGCTATTAGCCGGGGCAACCATATTCCACAAGATAACGGGGCTTCCGTTCTTTTGGACTACCGTAATGCTCGCTGTCGTTCCTTTGGTCTATTCTGTGATGCACGGAATACGTGGCAACATCGTTTCAGACTTCGTGAAGATGGGCTTCATCGTGGTTGTGCTACTCATGGGATTGCCGATTATGACCTCAAATGCCGGATTTGATACATTCCTGAATGGTTTTGGCGGTATAAGTGGGGATTTCGGAAGCCTGTTTGACAGCAACGGCATTGCGGTAATGCTTTCCTTTGGAATACCGACAACGATAGGGCTTCTTTCAGGGACATTCGGCGACCAGATGTTTTGGCAGCGTGTTTTTTGCGTGAAACAGGACAAAGTTAAGCGCACGATGATAACGGCGGCTTTTATCTTCGCCATAGTGCCTATTTCTTTGGCTTCATTCGGTTTCTTTGCATCAGGTGCAGGTTTGGATATTGCCGACACGCAGCTTGTCAATGTAGGGGCTGTTATAGCCTTTACCCCAAAATGGTTCTTGTACCTGTTCTTCCTGCTTATCTTGTCCGGGCTTATTTCAACGGTAGATAGTATTTTGTGTGCAGTCTCATCCATTGCAGGGCATGACATTCAAATGAGAATTTCAGGCTCAGGAAAACCGGGAAGCCTTACCGCTATACGCATCGGTGGCAGATTGCTTAACTCTGTGGACTTGGCTCGTATCTCAATGTTCGTGATTACAGCCCTTGCCATTTGCATAGCAAACATACCGGGAATAACGATTACTTACCTGTTTCTATTTTACGGAACATTGAGAAGCTCCGTAATGTTACCCACCATATTTGCGATAAAAGGCTGGAGAATGTCAGAACGTGGGCTTTATTATGGCATTATGGCAAGCCTTGTAATCGGACTTCCGATTTTCGCTTACGGAAACCTGCATAACAACATTCCGCTTATCCTCACAGGCTCAATACTGACTATCTGTACATCAGGCATAATGGCTCGCACGATGAAAGACAAGCCGACCGCCGACAGGAACATGAATTTATACTAACCCCAAAACAATTACAGATGAAAAGATTTTTATTCCTCATAGCAGCCGTGTTCCTCATGGCTGCAACCGCAAAGGCACAGATTTATGACGGTATCACACAGCCGACAAAGTACCGTGTTTGGCTATCGCTCAACCAACCTTATGACGGTGGCACAGCCACTTTCAACCCGTTTGTAGGCTACAAGGTGGACGTTGCAAAATGGTTTAATGTTACAGGCGTGGCGCAGTACAATTTCAGCACGGAAGCGTTCACCCCTGCCGTTTGGCTTAACTTCAATATCGCCGACCGTTTCTATATCCTGAGCCGGAACATCTACGATTGGAAAGCCAACAAGTATAAACAGACGATTTCAGGAACTGTAAAACTGCCTTTGGGCTTCATGGTGGATGCCACTTGGGAAAACCTGTTCAACGGGGACAACTTTTGCGATGGCGACAGGCTGCAAGTAGTAGGCGGTTATGCCTACAAATGGATTGTGTTCAATGCCGGGTATTCCATGAGAGCGCATCCGGGAATGATTGCGAATGTACGCTTCAAGCTGACCCCCGAATTGTGGTTTCAGCTAAAATATGACGGCGGCATGGAAACTATCGGCTTCAACGTGGCTTATAACTTCAACTGACAACGCACCATGAAACAGATTATCGGAAAGAAACAGACCTCAAGCAATGCCGATTTTGTAAAGGCGTGGGATGAGATAGAAAGCCTTGTTTCCCGTGAGGAAGCACAGGCTATCGTGGATAAGGCAGTAGCCGACATAAGACGACAGACAGCCGGGAAACGTGCCGGGTACGCTTGGAGCGGCGGCAAGGACAGTCTTGCCTTGCAGTACGTTTGTGAAAAGGCTGGCATATCGGATTGTGTCATAGGCATTGCGTCAAAGCTCGAATACCCTCAATTCATGGACTGGGTAAATGTCAACAGCCCCAAAGGATTGAAGATTTGGGACAATACCAAACTTGACCTGCAATGGCTCGCGAAACATCTTGATATGCTGTTTCCGACTGATAGCACGAAAGCGGCTCAATGGTTTCACATGATACAACACAGAGCGCAAGCATGGTTTTTCAAGGAAATGCAGCTTGATGTCATTTGTCTTGGCAGACGCACACAAGACGGAAACTACACAGGTGGCAAAGGTCAGAACTGCTACACCGACAAAAAGGGGGTTACCCGGTTATCCCCTATCGCCGACTGGAAACATGAAGAAGTGCTTGCAGTTATACACTATTTCATGGGGCGCAATATGCCACCTATCTATGATTGGGAAAACGGCTTTGTAGTAGGCACAGGAACATGGGCGGCACGTCAATGGTGCGACTCTGTACAAAACGGCTGGCAACAGGTTTACAACATCGCACCTCAAATCGTGGAGGAAGCGGCTCAATATATCGAATCAGCAAAACAATTTCTAAACGCTAAATAATATGTCAAAAGTAAAAGTAACACAGGAACGCAAGACCGTTCCCGTATCAGAATTGAAAGAGTTCCCCAACAATCCGAACATTCACCCGGAGGAACAGGTAAAGGCAATCGCTCAAAGTATGGAAACATACGGACAGTATTACCCTATCATTGTGGATGAGAAGCTGCAAATCTTAGCCGGACACGGTAAGAAACTCGCACTTGAAAAACTCGGTCGAAAAGATGCAGATGTAGTCATCATGCACGGTTTATCCGACAAACAAAAGATGAAACTTGTATTGGAAGATAATAAAATCCAATCACTAAGCTACATCAATTTCAGCAAAGTGGAAGACATCATCCGTGAAATTGGGGAAACAGGTATTATCGGCTATACTGACGATTATCTTTCCGCTATCATCAACGAGGTATCAACGGACAACATGGGAGTTGATTTTTCCCAACCTGCACAAAAAAAGTCCATTGAGACAATTCCACAGGCTAAACAAGAAGAACAGCATGAAGAATTTGAGGACATTGAAAGCGGAATGCAACCTGCCCGTACCATGATTTGCCCTCATTGCGGTAAGGAGATAACATTATGAGCAAGCAGAGAGACCTTTTCGAGCCATTGAGGAAATTACAGTTTATAGACCGGGATTTAGTCAAGCCGAATGACTACAACCCGAACAAGGTACTTGAAAAGAACTTGAAACTCCTTATGGAAAGCATTCTCAACAACGGTTTTTGCTTTCCGATAGTCATACGTCCTGACTACACCATTATTGACGGTTTCCACCGTTGGATGGTGTCGGGGCGTGAGCCATTAAAGACACTACTCGGAAATAAAATCCCTGTTGTCATAGTGGCACACGAGAACGCAACGGACGATATGGCCGGAACTGTTACGTTCAACCGTGCAAGAGGCACGCACCTGCTTGAGCCGATGGAAAACATCGTGAAGAAACTGCTCGATGAGGGACTTTCCGTAGACGAAATATCAAAGAAGCTGGGCATGAGCCGTGAGGAGATTTTCCGTTTGTCGAAGATAGACCGGGAAACATTCCTTAAACTCGTTACGCAGCGACATCAGACATTCAGCAAGGCGACAATAATTAAACGTGGATAGACTATGTTCCAAAAGACACTGAACATTTCGGTCGTGGACGCTGCCGAACGCAGGGTACTTGAAGCGTTCAATAACAACAAGCTCATTACATTGAGCTTTTCAGGTGGAAAGGACAGCATTTGTATGGCTGACATCGTGGTAAAGACGATGCAGAAGTACAGCATACCGTTCTCTCGCCTGATTGTGATATTCTTCGATGAAGAAGCCATTTACCCGGATGTTGAGGAGATAGTGAAAGACTGGCGTTCTCGCTTCCTGTCCTATGGTGCTAAATTCTATTGGTTTTGCTTGCCTATAAAGCATTTCAACTGTTGTAACAAGTTGGCTAACGATGAAAGCTTTATTTGCTGGGAGACGGGTAAGGAAAACGTTTGGGTGCGCCCCATGCCAAAGTTTGCAATACGCAACCACAAGGATTTCAGGCTCGGTATGTCATATCAGCATTTTGCAGAAAAGATTTTCAAGAAATTGCCACAAATGGTAGGATTGAGAATGGCTGAAAGCATACAACGTAGGGCGGCTATCTCACTAAAAACGGAAAAAAGCACTTTCATCTATCCCCTGTATGATTGGAAAGACAGCGATATTTGGCTATACATTAAGCTGTACGGGCTTCAAATCCCTAAAACCTACATCTACCTGTATAAAGTTGGTGTTGCGTTGAATAAGCTAAGAATTTCGCAGTTCTTTTCCATTGATACGATTAAGACCTTGCCAAAAGTTATGGAGTTTTACCCGGACTTGTATCAAAGGGTATTGCGCAGAGAACCTAACGCTGACCTCGTGATGCTGTATTGGGACACGGATATGTTCCGAAGCACCAAGCAAGACCAAAAGTTCGACCTCGAAAACGGCAAGGACTACAAGAAGATGCTCAAAGAGGAAATGATGAAAGCGAGCCGCAATCCTGATATGTATCCGGGATATAAGGACGCTAAAAAGATTTACGCGCGTGTGGATGATCGTACTTCATCGAAAGTATGCCAACGGCTTTATCAAATGTTGGTGGCTGGAGACCCAAAGAAACGTATCTACCGGGTATTGCTGTCAGATATTATAGAAGAAAACATAAAATTGGAGGAAAAACGTGGCAACAAATGAAACAATACGAGAACGCATAGCCAAAGACAAACAGGCTGTGCTTGAAGCCCTGAACAAAAGTTCAGGCATTGTGGCTTCTGCTTGTAAAGCCGCCGGAATATCACGTTTCACTTTCTACAAATGGCTGCACGACGATAAGGACTTTGCGGAAAAGGTGGAAGATGTACAGGAACTGCAAAAGGACTTTGCGGAAGCACTCATTTTGAAAAAGATGAAAGAGGGCGATACCACCATGATTATTTTCTATGCCAAAACGAAAATGAAAGACAGGGGGTACAGCGAACGTGTGGAACATACCGGAGCAAATGGAGAGCCTTTGATAAAGGCGGCGGAAATAGACATCAGTAAACTAACTGACGAACAGCGAAAGGTATTGCTTTCTATTGGAGAACAGGCTTTAGATGATAAGGAACATTGATTATACGGCATTAGGAATACAAATCGTTGCAGACGAATGTAGAAAGAGCTTTTTCTATTTCGTGAAAACATTTTGGGATGTTATCATTTCAGAAAAGCCCATCTATAACTGGCATATCGAATACCTGTGCGATGAGTTGCAGAAGCTCTCGGTATCAATAATAAACCGAAAGCCGAAGCCGTATGACCTTATCATCAATATTCCACCGGGAACGACAAAATCAACAATCGTTACTATCATGTTCCCTGTATGGTTGTGGACTAACGACCCCACATTGAGAGCCATCACAAACTCCTATTCAGGCGGTCTGTCAATAGAACACGCTACCAAGTCAAAAGACATCATCCAAAGCGACAAGTTCAGAAAACTGTTTCCCGAAATCGTACTGAGACGTGACAAGCAAGGAAAACAGCATTACGAGAACACACAGGGAGGCTTCAGATACGCCACATCAACAGGAGCGACAATTACAGGTTTCCATGCCCACGTGATAATCAATGACGACCCTCAAAACCCGAAACAGGCGGACAGTGAGCTATTGCGCTTACAAGCAAACGAACATGTAAAAACACTGTCCTCACGTAAGGTAAACAAAGAGAACACCCCGATAATCACCGTAATGCAGAGGTTACACGAAGAAGATGTTACGGGCTACTTATTGAAACGAAAAGGAGAAAATATACGACACGTTTGCCTCCCAGCGGAACTGTCGGATATGGTAAAGCCGATAGAACTACGTGAAAAATACGTAGACGGGCTTCTTGACCTTGTAAGGCTTAACAGATCTGTATTGGAAGAAGCCAAAATCGACCTTGGCAGTCTTGGGTATGCGGGACAATACGAGCAGTCTCCGATAGTGGACGGCGGTAATATCGTCAAGGAAGACTGGTTTAGAAAAATATCATACGCCGACTTCATGGCTTTACGCTACCGGGAAACGATGCACTTCTATCTTGATACCGCCTACAACAAAAAAAAGAAGAACAGCGATAACGACCCAAGCGGTATTTTGGCAGCTTGCCGGATAAAGAACTGTATCTACCTGTTCGATGCTCAAAAGGTATGGAAAGAAATGCCCGGCCTATTACGTTTCTTGCCCGAATACATGGCATCGCACCTTTCATCAGGAGAAAGTAAGCTGCATGTTGAGCCAAAGGCTAACGGTATAAGCGTAGTACAAATGCTGAAAGAAATATCGGTACTCAATGTCAAGGAAACGCCGACACCTGACGACAGCAAGGAGGTAAGGTTTAGAGCCGTTTCACCACGTATCGAATGTGGCAGGGTTTACATTGTGGAGGGCAGTTGGAATGAGGAATTTTTGAAAGAGGTTTGCGGCTTCCCGACACAGCCACATGATGAGTACGTGGATATTCTCGGATATGCTATAAATGACCTGTTGAGTGATGATGACGACATTAACTATGACGCACTCGACAAATCTATTTTTGGATTGTAAACAAATTAAATATCAAACTAATATGGGTTTATTTGAAGTTTTTCGGAATTCTGTTAATTCCATTATCGGACGAAATCAAGAGTTCGAGAAGCTGTTGCAGTCAAAAGACATCAGTGCGGTCATGGACCAGATGAGCAACAGGCAATCGCTTATTCTTGACGCAATCAAGGACTATGACACGTTCTCACACGAGATAATGAACCGTGAGGACAAAATCATCACTGATAAAAACGGCAATTTCAGACGCAAGGAATCCGTTTGGAAACTGCCTGTTCCATATCAGGTGTATATCAATGAAATTTCGCTAGTGTTCCTGTACGGAAGACCTGTGAAATGGTCTCAATTATCGGAAAATACAGATGAAGCTTTCAAAAAATTTACCGATGTTATCCGGCATACACGCTTTGACAGCAAGATACGGCAATGCAAGCGCATAGCTGGTGCTGAAACAGAAAGTGCGATGCTGTTCCGAGTATTCAGGAACGATGAGGGTAAACCCGATGTACAAATCCGGGTACTTGCAAAAAGCAAGGGGGATGATATCTATGTACGATGGGATCAGTTTGAGAATATTATTTCCATCGGCTGGGGATATTATGTCAGAGTGAACGATAACGTTGAATACCACTTCGACATCTACACCCCCAAAACCATATACAAGTGTGTGCGTGGCAATCTCGGTTGGGATGTGGAGGAAGAAGAAAACCTTATAGGCAAAATCCCAATTATCCTGTTCCAACAAAAAAAGGAATGGGCTGGTGTTGAACCTTTGATACACCGTGAAGAATACATTGCAAGCCGCTCTGCAGATACCAACGATTATTTTGCTGACCCTATCGCTATCATGGACGCAGAGGTTATCAAAAATATGCCTGAAAAGAAAGATGCGAACAAGCTGCTTATTACTAAAGGTCAGGACGGTGTGGATAAGGCTGCAAAGTATCTGACATGGGACAATGCACCTCAATCGAAGAAAGACGAAATAGAGTGGCTTCAAGACCAAATCTATTCCAAGACATTCACACCGAAAATCAGTCTTGATTCGATGAAAAGTATATCTCAACTCTCGGCAAAGGCTTTACGCACGGTTATGCTGCTTGCAGACATCAAAGCGTCAAAGCACAAGGAAGTACACGATGAATTGTTGGACAGGACGTCCAACCTGATAACCGCAATTATCGGGAATGTCCTTGATGTGTCTCTGAAATCTCAGTGTGCAAACCTCCAAATCGGGCATGAGTTCCAAGAGCCATTCGGGGAAGATGTAACGGAAAGCATTACAAACATCGTCAAGTTATATGATTCGGAACTGTTGAGCCAAGAGGGAGCGGTTGAACTCAATCCTCTTGTCAAAGACCATGCAAAGGAAATGCAACGTATCAAGAAAGAGAAAAAAGAACGCCAAAAGGCGAATGAAGACCTATTCGGGAACAAGACTGAAGATGAAATACTACCAACGGCTGAATAATTGAGTTATGGCAACTGAAACAGGGAAAAAGGAATATCAGGAACTTCTCCAACGTACAGAGAACTATGCGGAACAAGTAAGAAAATTGTTGGCCAATGCGGTAAATGATATTCTTGCCTTCACAACCTCTGTACCGCATTTGGAAGAGGGAAAGGTATTCAGCTACTCTGACAACAAGAAAATAGCCAAGAAAGTAACTGACAGGCTTAGAGACCTACATTCCGCTGTTTATGCAGCAATCAAAAAGGATATTGAGCTTGAATGGGACGAAGCTAACAAAGCTTGCGATGCGCTGGCGGCTACCTGTTTCGGCAAAGAGATACTTTCAGACAAACGGTTTGCCGGATGGTTTGAAAGGAATACAGAGGCTATGGAGGCTTTCATCAGCAGAAGTGAAGCCGGGCTTAACCTATCAGACCGCATTTGGCAACCTGTGAAGCAGCTACGATCCGAAATGGAACTTGCAATGACCGTGGCCATCGGTGACGGTGACAGCGCATCCCAAATTTCAAGATATGTACGCCAATACTTAAATAATCCCGATAAACTTTTCCGCAGAATAAGGGACATGAATGACAACTTGAAGCTGTCAAAAGCTGCAAAGACTTATCATCCGGGGCAAGGTGTATATCGCTCATCGGCAAAGAACGCCATGCGTATTGCTCGGACAGAGACCAACATCGCATACCGCAGGGCTGACAATACACGCTGGCAGCAGATGGACTTCGTAATAGGTCAGGAAATACACCTGTCACGCAACCACCCTGTAACCGATATCTGTGACACACTTGCCGGAAGATACCCGAAAAACTTTGTCTTTGACGGATGGCATCCGCAATGCTTCTGCTATGTAGTTCCTGTTATGCTATCAGAAAAAGAGATGATGGCTTTGCAGCAGGCGAAACTGAACGGAGAGGATTATGACATTTCAGGCAAAGCCATTACCGATATACCTGATAACTTCAAATCATGGGCGATTGACAATGCAGAACGCATAGAGAGGGCAAAAGAACGTGGTACGTTGCCTTATTTCATCAGGAACAATAAGAAAACCGTTGACAGGATTATCAATCCCCCTACGGCTTTGGAAACAGCCAAAGAACGCCATGCTGCAAGGACACCCGAACAAATCAGGGACATCAAACGCCGTTGGACTTTGCGAAACGCAGAAATCAGGCATGTAAACAGGACACCTGAACAAGAGGAAGCCATACTCAAGGCATGGAACGACCGAAAAGCCACACGCAAATACGGCCAGAGTATTCTATCATACATGGGAGACATCTCGGACGTTGATACATCGGCATTGCGCAAAGCACTCAACGGAGGGAACACGGAAGCTGTACTCAAAGAGGCTCGTAACCTGAAAGCAATCGGTAAGGACATTCTCGGTTTGACCTATCTCGACAACCCGATGCAGGTTGCCCGTCAGTTCTCAATGGCAGAAGCAAAGGCTGTCAATGAAGCCGTACAGAAGAAGCTGGAGGGCTGGGCTGGTCTCTCTTTGGAGAAACAGAAATCCAAACTGTCGTTTGAGATAGACTGGGTGCAGAAGCATCAGAAATACTCCACATGGGAGGTGGCACAGAACGCCTACAAGAAACAGCTTGAAAAGGTGTCGGATGCCCTCGATTGGGATAACATCGGCAACGAGTTCAAGAGCATCAGCAGCTTCAAAACGAAATCGCAGCCGTATCTTGATCTTGTGGCGAAATTGCAGGATGCCATCTCCAGCAAGGACAAGCCTGCTGCACAGCAGACTATATTTGACATCAAGAAGAAACGGGAACAGCTCGACAAAGCGGCGGCACAACGGAACGCCAAAAAGCTATTCGGGAAAGGTCAATCAACAACCTTTGATGAGAGTGCATATACCAAAGAACGAAAGGATAAGGCTATATGGTGTAAGACATCCAGCAGTTCTGTAAACAAGTTCAAGGGCAAAGCGGATGAGATATACAATGCAGCTTCAAAAGACGAACAGGATGCTGCTTGGAGATACACTTCGGGAAGTGGATATGTAAACAGGCCGTTGAGAGGATATGACGGTGCATGGGGTAAATCCAACTTCAAGGGCATAGGGAACGTGCCTCTTGACAACGAAAATCCATTAGCACTGAAAGATATTGACAATCTGACAAACCTTATCAACAAATCAACCTACGATAAGGATATTTGGTTACAGCGTGGAGTTGATGATGGTGGATTAGCTGGATTCCTGCAACTTGAATCGTTGGACGAAAGTAGACTGAACGCCCTTGTCGGACAAAGCATTACTGATACCGCATTTATGAGTTGCGGAGCGGCAAAAGGTACAGGGTTTGGCGGCAATATAATAAACATCTACTGTCCGAAAGGAACGAAGATGCTCTATATTGACGGACGTTCCGCCTATGCTTCAGAGAACGAGATGCTGATACAAAGAAATACCCGATTTCGCATCACAAAGGTTGAGAAATCGGGATGGAGATACTTTATAGACGTTGAAGTGGTCGGTCAGATTTGACCTAAATACTGTTCTTTGTAGAATTTCTTAAATTCGGCGGGAGAACCTTCAAGCCAATACAAGAAACGGTTGTAAAGCATGGCTTTGAGAGTGGTAGGAACATCATCCTTGCTCTCAAAATCCTGTAAACCGTCTTTGACGTATTCGTCCCTGTAATCTACAAGTGTGGGACTTTCGTCAAGGAACATGTCAAGCCATTTCTTTTCATACTCCCAAAACTGAGCCTTACTGTCGTCTGCATAAGGGTTTTTCTGTTCACCCTTATAGTATCGGCATGAGGTCAATAATTCATCTCGTTTACTCATAGTTTGTTGTAGAATTTGGTTACCACGTTCTTCATCTCATCGGTAAGATATGACAACGCTATATCTTCCATGTATTCAGGAATGCCGTACATCGCTTCCGCAATACCTCCTGTTATCGCCCCTATCGTATCGCTGTCACCGCCAATCATCATAGCGTTTCGGATCGCTTCTTCAAAACTCGTGCTATTCAGGACACATGAAACTGACACAGGAACGGCGTTCATACATGTTTCATCAAACGGATTGGAGAACGGTACGAAGTTCGGTATTGCGCCGTACTCGCTTTTAATAAAGGCTTCCATATCCGCCTTGTTGTAGCCTTTACGCACCATCCAAATGCACAAGGCCGTAACCTGTGCGCCCTTGATACCCTCCGGGTGGTCATGGGTAATTTGGGCGGATTTTTCGGCTTCATTCATTACATCACCAAACTCGTTATCGAAATACAGCCCTATGGGGCTTACTCGCATCGCAGAGCCGTTGCCGAAACTGTAATAAGGTTGCGGATTATCTGAATGTACCCATTGTGCGAATGAGCCGCCATAGCCGCCCATAGGATTAGGAAATTTACGACACCACTCATGTACACTGTCCCGGTAGCTCTTGCCAGTCAAAATCGCATCAGCAACGGCAACGGTACAGATTGTGTCATCGGTAAACGAACACTCATTTGTGAACAGCTTGAAATTCTTGCTTCTTACATTGTTGAACTCGAAACGTGAGCCGACAATATCACCTATAATTGCTCCTAACATAGTTATTTTTATTGCGTTGAATGTTAATACAAAGGTACGGATTTTTTTTCAGGTACAGGTTTTAATAGTGGAAAAACTGCTGAGGTTTCGGTCCTCTTCCCGTTTTCTTCCTGATTAGCTCTCCCATGCGTATGATACATTTCCTGTTCTCGTATGGCTGTCTTGACAGGTCTTGCGTGTTTGTCAAAGACCTGTACCCTATACCGACCTGTGACGGTCTGAAAACCTCATATATGGCTGCTTGTGAACCGAAATAGAAGTGACGTTTACCGTCTATCGGCTCTTTCATCTCGACATGGTATATTTTACTCATCGTCTTCCTCCTTTCTTACAATTATCAGTTTACTACCCTCCGGCATCCTGAACGCCTTGTTGAACAGCTTCTGACATCTACGTGGTGGATTTATCCAACTTCTGTGATTTTCACCGAATACCGTGCAAAACCCCATTGAAGAATTACATCCAAGCCGTGAGCTTAGATAGGTATTGCCGCTGTTGAAGAACGGACACGTGCCGCAGCTTCCCGGTTTGTCATGGAATATTTCACCATTGATTGTTACCATTACTTTGCATCCCTTAATTGTTCGACTGTAACAGATATAACTCTCGCACACGCATAGAAAGCATTTGAGGTAAGCTGACGCTGCCATGCAGTGAAACGGGGCGACCAGCGAAAACCGTTATGCTTCAACTTTGAGATTGTTTCCTGATCCGGCTTTTCATCAAACAGGATTTGCAGCCTGTCCTCTGCATAGTTCTTTACAACCTTTCCACCATCGAACGCCAATTCAGCATCATCCCTGCCCCGTATTTCGCTTTCTCTTTTGATTGAAGCCTGCACTACTTCCGACAGCCTCCAAAACTTGTGACGGGCTGTGAATATCGGTTTCGGCAATGTTCCGTTAAGCTCCTTAATGTATTCTGTCGCTTTCTGTATTAAATCAGCCTTGCCGTTGTTGGCGATGCGCTCTAACTTGCCGTACAAACTTGAAATGAACAGGGAACGCATACTGTATTTGTTTACGCCCGTATCAATGTCTTTCAACGTGTTTGCAGTACTGATTATCTCCATTCGGAGACGCAGCCATTCTTCCGACCGCTTTTGTTCTTCCGGCTTGGCTTCTTCCATACGTCTGTTTATGGCTTTAATCGCCTTTACACGCCAATTCTCGAACTCGTTCAATGCATTATCATAGGCATTGTTAGCTTTATTATTTCTTGAAGTCGGGAAACGGGCTGGTCCTGTAATCATCGGGCTGAGTATCCGTGAATGTCTTTCGAATAACGTGCGTACCCACTCCCTAAATTTTTCCGTGTAGCGTTCTCGCTCCTCTCCCAGTATCTGTTTCAGATCATTTTGCAAGGTATCTTCATACGAATGGATATAAAACCTTGCACGTTCTTCGGGTGTATGGCTCGTACCCTCGAAAGCTCGGACAGCCAAATTCCACAAGTCCTCGAAATTTTCTTCATATCTCCATGAAACGACCTCCCATTTCGCCATTTCGGTATTGTCGTCATTCACGATGATATCATTGCCGATGATATGCGCTCTCTGTGAGCCGAAGAAGTTACGACTTACCTCATGTTCTCTGAACTTGAAAGTCAATACAGGTGCATCCGGGTTGTTTATTTCTCTTACTGTTGCTGCTCTGTGGCAGTTCTTCTTTGTCAAAATTGTAGTTTCCATATAAAAATTCAGTTGCGTTGAATTATTGTTTATTTAATCAGTTCTCCATTTTGTCCTATCCAAAGCATAGCGTCCTGTCCTTTGTAGTTGAAATCAAATGCTTTGTTCTTGGTATTATACCACCCCTCTAAGATTGTTCCCTCTTTAAGACCTCTAATCTCATCAAGGCAATGTTTGCCGAACTCGGTAGAAACCTTTACTACCGCCTTAGTTCTTTTTTGTGTATTAATCACATGGATCGCATAGCACATCATCATTTTATCTTCTTCAGTTCCCATGTTGAAAATACGCCCTACATAGTAATCACGTGCTTTCTCCGGGCTTAGATTTATCGGGGTAATAAATTCGTCTTTCTCGCCGTTGTCGGCTCTTAGAAACACCTGTACCGTTGTCCGTATCATAATCTTGCCCATTCTTCAAATGTTATGTAATATCCGGTTCTGATGAAAAGCATATCGCCCGAACCGTCATCCCACCAATCATTGCAATGGGAAATGTATCTGCCTATTTGGTTATTGTGTGCAGGGCACAACTTCTTGTATATTGACTTAAACATCGTGGAAACAATACGACCTTTGAAGTGTCCGGCAAGGTGCGCATCATTGGTGCAATATCCGTACATTGATACTGTCTCTATTTTACCGTTTTCATCCAAGAACTCCCAATCCGAGCTTCCCCATCCTCCCTCATTGATAGTATCTTTAAGGAGTTGTTTTTCGTCAGCCGTAAGAGCTGAAACTATCTGCTCAACTTGTTGCATTGTTGCTCTCATATCCGTTTTTATTTGCTGGTTAATAATTAGCTATTCGTTGTTTGGTATTTGCTACAAAGGTCTTGTTTGACCCTTTGAGGTTGATTTCTCCCAAGTTTTCCCAATCCCCGTTAGCCCATGTCTTTGTTATGCAAGAACCTTTGTACTTATCAAGATTGGCTTTGATGAGCTTTTTTGCAGGAGCAAGAGAGTAGAATATAAACGTATCTTTCCATTCCTCACACTCTACACCGTATTCCCATTTCTTCAACTCTTTGTTAAACCTGTCGCCTGTATAAGTGTGCTTTACAGGTTCACTAAAATAAACTGTGTACTGTTTCATAGTCATTCCTCCGATAATGCCGTTATAAGTTCATTGTATTCCGCCAAAGTAGCCACGACTATTGCAATAGTATCGCTGTCGTTCCAGACGTCAAGCGATGAAAGTTTGCAGATAGCGTTACCTATTGCCGCTTGTCTGCTTTTCAAGTCATATCCGTAACCGTCTGTATTTCGTATTTCATTCACCAATTCGATTGACTTTCTACTCAATGAAAAATTCTCCATTGAACATAGCCGATTTAATTTTCTTAAAGTTGTTTCCATACTAATATATTATTAAATTGTTTTGTTAATTATCAAATCGCTTTTTCGCTATTTAACGCAATACCTGTATCTCATCTAATAGTTTTCTGACTTCATCCCAGATACTTTCGGTTTTACAGCATCCTCCTTTCGGCTGTTTGATTGGGTGTGCCAATTTTTCGGACAGCTTTATAAGGATGTTTGCAAGTTTTTTTCGTTCTTCATAGAGGGTGCGCACTTGCACCGTTTTACGCTCCACTTCTTTCAATACCGCAGGATTCTCTACCCATAACCTACAAAATGCGTCTTTTTCAAGGTCAGTGTTCATGTAGGTTTCCTCTATTGTCTTGTAATCTTCCGCTGTTACTTTTAATCCCGTGCGTTCCTCAAATTCTTTCTGTGTCATATCATTCCGATTTTTTATTTACTATTGCATTCAATATTGTTTCGTTGATTGGTGTCATAATTTTGTTATAGTAAAATTTCAACGATGCAAATTTAAGCATAACAAAATTAACAACCAAACAAAAAAGCAATTATTTTTCAGTTTTGATAAAATTTACCCCGAAACTATTTTATCAAAGCAAAATTCTTCCTACCTTTGCAAGCAGGTAAACAATTTAATTATAACTAAATATGTTGCGGATAAAAGAAATAATAAAAGCCAAAGGAATTACCGCAAAAGAGCTTGCGGCAAAAATTGGTATCAGTGAGGGGGCGTTATCCCTTGCTATTAACGGAAATCCAACGGTCGAAACACTTGTAAAAATCGCCTCCGCCTTGGGCGTGTCAGTATCTGAATTGTTTGACGCTCCGAAAGAGGGGGTTATCCATTGCCCGAACTGTGGAACGGAACTCAAAATAAAGATTGAATAACCTTGCATCATCTTTCCTTTCGTTGTGGGGTGGAGCTTGCGCCCTACCCCTTGTTTATTCTTTACGGTTTCAATATCTCGATTAACATTTCCTTATCTGCCTCCCACAGGTTGAAGCCTCGTTCAATCTTGCGCCTCAGATACTCCCTTTCTCCAAGCATTAATATTGCCCTATTTCGTAGATCGGTTGAGCTGCATTTCTCTGCCTGTTCAATCAGGAAGTTTTCAAGGCTCTTGCGTTCATCGAACAACTCTCGCACTAAAACCGTTTTGCACTCAATCTCTTTCAACGCTGCCGGGTTCTTCATCCACAGGCTGCAAAACAAATCCTTGTCTATGTCCGTGTTCATGTAGCATTGCTCAACCTCTGTGTAGTCGCCTACCTTTAGTTTTAGCCCGGTGCGGTCTTCAAATTCTTTCTGTGTCATATCCTTTGTTTTATTAGTTCGATATTATCATGTCGTTTGTTTTACTGCAAAGATACATCTTAATATCGCATATTCAAATAAAAAATGATATTTTATTATCGTTTTTATATTATTTAACGATGCTATAATATCGTGTTATGTAAAAAAAACTACATTTGCATATACGATTATAATATATTTATGGAGCTAAAAGTAAAAGACCTTATTAAGCAAAAAGGTATGACTATGCAGCAATTTGCTGAAATGTTGGGTGTAACACGAGATACTCTAACAAGAAACATTAACGGAAATCCCACGTTAGAAACTTTAATACGTATTGCAAATGCTTTAGGGGTAGATATTACAGAACTATTTGTAAAGAATACCTCTGATTCCGAAGTAAATGGCTATGTTAAAGTGAAAGAGATACTTTACGAAGTTCATTCATTCGAAGATTTGGAGAAACTATTAAAATTAAAATAACAATGGGATTTTTTGATTTTCTGAAACATAAAGAACTTACTGAAATAACACTTTTGAAAAAAGACCTTGAATCAGCAAAAGAGAAATAGAATAAAATTACGTTGTTCCTATTGTGGAAAAGATGTAAAGTTAAACACTGAAAAATAATTGAATTATGGCACTTATAGAATGTCCCGAATGCAAGAAGCAAATCAGTGATAAGGCTGTTTCTTGCCCAAATTGCGGCTATCCATTGAAACAACAGCACACGAATAATGCAGATGAGAATGAGTACCTGTGCTGTCCGAAATGCCATTCCAAAGAGTTGCATTCAGAGCATCAAGGCTTCAGCGGTGGAAAGGCGTTAGCTGGTGCAGTGCTTACAGGAGGCATTGGCATATTGGCTGGCACTATCGGAAGCAAAGAAGTAAGGATAACCTGTCTTAAATGTGGACACCATTTCAAAGCCGGAGAAGCACTCATAGAGAAAGGCGATACGGCAAAAAATGAAATGGAAGCTAAAATAGTGGACTTTCTGAAACAGGACAAGCTGGTTAATGCCCTTGAATTGTACCGAAAAGAAACGCATCAGGGCTTCAAACAGTCTATGGACTATATCCACGCTGTAGCATACAAACATAATATCGAAATAAAGCAGGATAAAAGCTCTATCAATGTCGGTAAAATCATCCTTATTTTGGTATGTATAGGCGTTATAGTCTTTTTCGTCTTTCGGATTTTGAGAAATTATTTCGGGATAGGTTTATAAACAATCAATATAGAAAATTATGGATCAGGAATTACAAACCATATTACAGGAATGCGACACGCTGAAAGCCCGTCTTTCGGCAATGCGCCCCTTGCCTGTTGAGGCTCTGAAAAAGATTGAGGACGCTCTGGCCATAGAATACACCTATGAGAGCAACCGTATCGAGGGGAACACGCTCACGCTTCAGGAAACGGAGCTTGTGGTAAACGAGGGCGTGACCATTTCGGGAAAATCCATGCGTGAACACTTGGAGGCGATAAACCATGCGGAAGCGATAGACTACATCAAGGACTTTGCAAAACAGAACATCGAGATAAGCGAACGTACGATAAAGGATATACACGCCCTTGTGCTGCATGGTATAAACAGAGAGAACGCCGGGAAATACCGTAACGTCCCCGTGATGATTTCAGGAAGCCGACACGTGCCGTCTCAACCTTTCCTCATAGAAAAGCAGATGGAGGACTTTATGATTAAGTTCCATGAAATGGAGGCTGAAAAGGTGCATCCTGTCCTGATAGCCGCTTATCTGCATGATGAGCTGGTGCGCATTCATCCGTTCATTGACGGCAACGGGCGCACGTCCCGGCTGCTGATGAACCTGTACCTGCTCCGCAAGGGCTACACGCTTGTAAACCTCAAAGGCTCTGACGATGCGAAAATAGGCTATTACAAGGCTTTGGAGGTTTCGCACGTTGAGAAACAGCCGGAAGCGTTCCAAAAACTCGTAGCGGAAGCAGAAAGGGCTTCTTTACAGCGGTATTTGTCTATATTGGGTGACACTGAACAATAAACATTTAGTTGATTGGTTATGATTTGCTTTCATTTTAATACCTTTGAAGTATCGGAAACATCCTGAATCTTTGTAAGATTTTATTAATTAATAACTTACAGAACAAATCGGAATCGATGTTGTTCCCTACAAAAAATCCTGCCATTGAGCAGGATTTTTTTTATTTATATATATGCTCAATAAGCACTTAATCAATGAAACATAAGGGTTGTATTTAATACCTGCAACCTTTGTGAGAAAAATTTCAAAAAAAATCCATTCAATCAACTAAAAAACAATAAATAACGCATTAATCCACTACTTATAAGATTAAAAAAATATATGTGCTTAATAAGCACATATATAGGATTTATGGTTATATTTGCACAAAGTACAAACGTTACATTGAAAATTTCAGAGTATGAAGAAGAAGTTATTAACGCTCCTGACCGGCAAATGCAAGGATATGGGGCTTACAGAAAAGGCACTCGGCGAGCTTGTAGAATTAGGCTCGGAGGGTCTTTCTGACGATGCTTCTGATGAAGACATCGTAAAAAAGGTGGATTCACTTGTGCCATTTGCAAAGGCTATGCAAGCGGAGATAACGAGGAAGACACAGAAAAAGCAATCAACCACGAAACAATCTACCGAAGAGGAAGAGGGTAACGGTGAGGGCGAGAACAAGGGCGGTAATGATGTCCCTGAATGGTTCAAAACTGAAATGCAGAAGCGAGACAAGCAGATTTCAGACCTCATTAAAGAGAATGAAACGCTCAAAGCGAATGAAACAAAGAAAAGCCGTTCGGAACAAATTGCAGCCAAAGCTAAGGAACTGGGCATTCCCGATTTTCTGATGAAGCGTTTTAGCATCGCTGACGATGCAGACATTGAAAAGGAACTGACGGAATATGCGCAAGACTTGGTAAACAACAAACTCATGTCAAAAGACAGTGCACATGAGTTAAGCAGTTCAGAAGAAGCTATGCGTAAAGAAGCCAAAGCGTGGGCGGAATCACTGCCAAACAACTAATTGTTTAACCCATTAAAAATTTGAAGCAATGGCTATCGAATTTAAGAAAACAGCTTTTTCGGGCAATACTCCTGTAATTTGGAGAGGAGAATGTAAGATGTTGCCCGGCGGCTTCAAGCCGAAACAGACCTTTCCTATCGGTACTGTATTGCGTAGAGGTCTGTTTATTCAGGTGGATTTTAACGACATGACCGCAGGTGTATTGAAGCTCGCAGAAGTTCAGACAGGAGGTTCAACCACAGCACCACGAGTTCCCAAAGGACATCTTTTCGCTGTCGGGGATAAGGTGCAGAAGTATGGCAATACCAAACATACCACCGTACAGAGCATTGATACCTCAAATGCCGACTATGATGTAATTACTTTGGCAGCAGAAATTACGGGATTGGCTGCAAAAGACATTCTGATTGAAAGTGACGGACAGGAAACAGCCAAACCTGCCTACATTCCAAATGCGGTTATCGGTGCAGACCTTGAATTTAAGGGTACAGGCATTCCGACCATTGATGCGGCTTACGAAGCTGTTGTCATGTTCAACCACCTTTCACACCCTATTCCTGCCGATTGGCAGCAAGGAATGTGCTTGAAGTCTAACCCTAACATTGTGTTAATTAAACAGTAAAGATTATGCCTCCTTTCTTGTATAGTTCAATTTTCGGCGAATTGACGAAAAACGTTCAAATTCGCTTTGACGCTGCATCCGAATTGAATAAAAAGCTCTTCGACAACGTGATTTTCGAGCGTTTCATGGACTGGGACACTCCTACAATCGGTCTTGACTTCGAGGAACTTATCGGGCAGTATAACTTGACTGTTGCCGCTCCGACTATTGGCGACAGCTCAAATGAAGCAATACTCGGCACTAACGGCTTGGAAACTCTCAAAGAGAAGATTATCAACCACGCCATCACGTTGCCTATGACCATTCAGGAATACCGTAAGGTGCTGCAAATCCTTGACAGCAAGTCAATCCCTGACAAACAGAAAAAACAGCAACTTATCACGATCATGTGGGGTAACGTGCAGACACCCGTCAAAGGCGTATTGGCAAAGTTGGATATGATTTTCTTGGGAGCTTTATCAAACGAGGGAGTGTTTACCCTTGATGAAAACACAAACCCTGAGGGCGGTGTACGTGGGTCTATCAAATTCAATCAGCCTGATGAAAACATCGCAAGTGCAAAGAAAGAATGGTCTGACGGAAACATTGATACCGTTGATTGTTTCGAGGACATTCAGGCAATCATAGATGCGGCTCAGGACAAGACGGTATTCGACAAAGCATTGTGCGCCCCGTCCCTTATCTCTTTCATGTGCCGCTCTAAGAAGATGAAGCAGATGATTTGGGGTACTGACAAATCATCACGCATGGTGCAGCTAAAGGACATCAACGAGTATATGTCACAGAACAGCTACCCGTTGTTTGAGCCTATCCGCAGACAGGTTATGATACAGAACGGTACTTCACGTACACCGTACACCCCTTGGAACGCCAAAAACATGGTATTTATCCCGGAGGGCAAACTGGGTATCGTGAAGAATGCTTATGCGAACAGCGAACTGAAAGCAGAGCCGGGCGTCGCTTATTCAAACTACGGTCGTATCCGTGTATCTCAATGGGGAGTCGGTGAAACTCAAAACTCAAAAGGCGTTGAGTTCACCAAAGCTGAAGCATACGCACTTCCTGTTATTACTGAAATGAACGGTATCTATACCCTCAAAACAAAAACCTAATATGGATAACCTGAAAGCATTGAGAAGTATATGCAACGCCATTTGCAACACGTTCTATCCCGACCGTGCGACAATGGAAATTATGTTGTTCAATGAGGGCATAAGCATTGATGCGGAAGCCACACCGAAAGACGTAAAACTCTTTCGTGTGGCTATACGTCTTGTCAAGGGCTACGTTGAAAGCAGCCGGAACGAAAACGGCGTTTCAATATCGGTCCGTGAAGATGCAATCAACGAGAACATCAGAATTTGGTGCAAGGATTACGGTCTTGATGCTGATGATTACCTGTTGTCGGTAAAGACGATTGAGAACGGTTCAAACTTATGGTAATGCTTTATGAGAACAAACGGATTTCTGCAATACGAGATTATCAAAAAAGGCTCTGACTTTGACAAGTACGGAGAACCTGTTACGGGGGCTTCTGTTGAATGGAGCGAGCCTATACCATGTTCCATTAAAACCAACAGCGACAACTGCAAAGGAAAGTACGAAGATGGGGAATTTCGCATGGCTTCTTTCACGGTCTTGATAGAAGAACAGGATTTCAACGCCAACCGAATACGGCTTGAACGCTCAGGCAGGGAACTTGGGGAATACCGAGTGCAGAACATCGAAGATTTGGAAGCATCAGGCAGAATTAAAATCACGTTATAATGGCATCGATTACCATACAAGGAAACAACTCCATACTTGGTATTGTAAAGAATATCAAGGTCAAGACGGACAACCTGAAAGAGCGTTGCGTTGAGATATTTTGCTACGTGGGCGAGCGTTGTGTTACGGAAGCCCGGAAAGCTGGAGAATACAATGACATCACGGGCAACCTGCGAAGCTCTATCGGTTATGTGGTCTTGCTAAATGGCAGGGCATACCAGTATGGCAAACCCAAAACGTATCGTGGTCGCCAAAAGGTCAAAAACTCCAAAGGAAGACTTGTAAGGAGCAAGGGGGACAACGGAGTGAAAGAGGGACAAGCCGTATTGGATAAACTTGCAGAAGAATTTACTGCAAAATACCCCAAAGGCATAGTCCTGATAGTGGCGGCAGGTATGAAATACGCTGTTTACGTGGAAGAAATACATAATTTGAACGTAACCGCATCGGCTGAATTGCTTGCCGATGAATTAGTGCCACGCCTTTTATTGCAACTCGGATTTAAGAAAGTATAGTATGGCAACGAAAACGGAGAAACGCATAGAACGTGATTTTTACGAGTTTGTTTGCAATAGCGAACTTGCAAAATCAATATCCGGCACGATTTACCGCAAAGGTATGAGACCGACCGATTCCGACAAGGAAGACATCGTAGTGAAATTTCTTGCCGGGTTGGACGAACAGGTACAAAGCGGTATCATGGTGCTGAATATCTATGTACCAGACACGACCATACGAAGCACGGGCGCAAAGGTGGAAGACATCAAGCGCATAGACGAGTTGGAGGAACTTGCGCTGTCATTTGTTGAGAACAACGACAGCAACGAATACGACCTGTCAAAAGACGGTACGCCTAAATCATTGGAAGCAGAGGGCATAGAGCAACATTTCATTCAGGTAAGAATAAAGTACAGAAGAATAACAATTTAATTCTCAAAGAATATGGCAAAGAAAGTAATCATGTCGTGGTCAAAGTGCAAGATTGAATTTGGAAAGACAGGTGCAGATGAAGCGATGGCTACCGAACTCTTCAACATCGGCACGATCAAGGACAAAAGTACCTCCATGACCACAGAGGATGGAGACACCTTGCAAGCGGTTGCTACCGGGGGTATAGTGGTATCAGAGGAAGAGGGAGAACCTCAAGTAAGCATTACCACCCGTATCATGGAAATGGACTTTGATACGGAAAGCAAGCTGACGGGAGCAGAGAAATCCGGAGCGTCAGGAAGTGAAACACTGAAAGTGACAACCAATGTCATAGCTGACGACTACTCATTGAAGCTGACCCCTAAAAATATCGGGGCAACGGGAATCAAGGCAAGACGTACTCATATCTCTTTCCGTCCCGGATCTTCAGAGGAAGAAGGGCAGTATGTAGACGTCACGTTCAAAATCCTTGCGTGTGAAGACGGTGAACTTTACACCAAGTTCAAGGTTGCGGCTGATGATTGGGCCAAGACAATACAAGCGTCACCCGCCAGCCTCGATTTTGAATCTACGGTGGATAGTACAGGAAAAAAGTTCACAGTATCGCCATCCGGCATCAACGCCACAGCCCAGTCTGACCAGTCGTGGGCGAAAGTTGTCATGAGCGGGGATATAGGAACTGTGACAACCACCGCCGCAAACAGTACCGGGTCTGACCGCACGGCCAATATCACGGTAACTGCCGGAAACCTTACGACTAAGGTAACCGTAAAGCAGAAGAAAGCGGCATCGTAGGATAATTGACGAGTGGAAAGACACCCCTTTGCTGTTCGGTAGGATAGAACAGCCATTCGGAGGGTTGGCAGAGTGGTTTATTGCACCTCATTGCTAACGAGGCGTGCGGAAACGCACCGGAGGTTCGAATCCCCCACTCTCCGCTAATTTTTAATACAGACAGTTATGACAGAACAAACCATTGAAAGCAAAGTCGCATCGGCTATTCTTGAAAGACCTATCGCAACGATAGAGTTAGATGGGGTAACATACAACATTGCACCACCATCTATTGCGACATTGATATTAGTATCTGAAATCGTATCTACACTTCCACAGGTTGAGCCGATAAGTAGAGATAATATTACTTCGTTTGTCTTGCATAATGCAAAGGACTACCGTATGCTTGGAGACATTGTAGCGGTACTTATTTTAGGTGCAAAAGGTTTAACGAATACTGTAACCCGAAAGGTCATAAGAAAGCGTTTCTTTGGGCTAATAAAAAGCGAAACGGAAGAAACTGTAACTATTGACAGGAAAGCAGAGTTATCAAAAATCATTTTGGATAACATTCGCCCGTCCGTAATGTTGAACATCATTATCCGCAGGCTTAACGACTTGGAGATTGGCGATTTTTTCGGTATTACCACTTCCCTAAGCGAAATAAATCTTCTAAAACCGACAAAGGAAGTGGAGAACTAAACGACAGCATTTGGGCTACCGTACTTGGGATAGCAAAGACTTTCGGAATAACGGAAAAACGAGCCCTGTACGACATCAGTTACACGAATGCCATCATGTATACTCGTACCGTTCCGATGTATGTAGACAAGAGCGAAAGCGAAGAACACCCCCTATATGATGATACACTCGATGCAAACAATGTGGATAATTTCAATGATTTTGAAGATGAGCAAATAATAAGGGTATGAGTGATAAAGAAAGATTAGCCTATGCAATAACTCTTGATACGGCACAGTTGGAAGCGGCAGCGAAAAAAGCATCCAACGAGTTCAAGAACATAGGCGGCAATATAGAGAACGAGAGCAGGCGTATCGACAGCGCAATGAGGACTATCGGTACTGCCGCCGCAGCATACTTCTCCGTTACCGCCCTGACGAACTTTGCACGTAGCGTTGTGCAGGTCAGGGGCGAAATCGAGTCGCTTGAAATCTCCTTTGCCACCCTGCTCGGCTCGACAAACAAAGCCAAAGAGCTGTTCGGTGCTATCCGTGATTTCGAGGTAAAGACACCTATGACGCTCGAACCTCTTGCCAAAGGCGCACAGACACTTCTCGGTTTCGGCGTGGCGGCTGAAAAAGTAATGCCAATCCTGAAACAAATCGGCGACATCTCTATGGGCAATGCCGAGCGTTTCCAGTCCCTTGTGCTGGCTTTTGCACAGGCATCGGCTAACGGCAAGCTCATGGGTCAAGACCTGCTGCAGATGGTAAATGCAGGTTTCAACCCGTTAAACCAAATGTCAAAGGACACGGGAAAGAGTATCGCAGAGCTACGGGATGAAATGTCGCAGGGCGCAATATCCGCAGAAGACATGGAAAAAGCCTTTGCTTCTGCAACGGCAGAGGGCGGTCAGTTCTACGGTATGCTCGAAAAGCAATCGGAGGGCATAAACGGTGCGTTATCCAACTTGGAGGGCGCATGGAACTCAATGCTCAACGAGATTGGAAGCAGCCAGCAGAGCGTGTTCGTAAGCGGTGTGAACCTGCTTACTAATATGGTAGAGCATTACGATGTGTTTATGAACGCCATATTGTCTGTTGCAGCCGCATACGGGAGTTACAAAGCCGCTCTCATGGCTGTATGGGTGGTGGAAAAGGCACGAAACCTTACCGATAACATACGCCTCATTATGATGTTCCGAAAGGAAATGACACTTCTCACGGCTGCACAACAGGCATTCAACATCACGGCTTGGGCAAACCCATACGTATTGCTCGCAGCCGCTATTATCGGGGTAGTTACGGCTTTGGTACTGTTTACTGACAATGCCACCAATGCGGAAGAAGCACAGGTTAAGCTGAATGAAGAAAGCGATGAGTACCGCAAGAAATTGGACGAACAACGTAAGTCCATAGAGGACTACATTAATATCATCAGGGACAAGACAGAAACCGATTATTCGCAGATAGCAGCGTATGAACGGTTAAAGGCACTATGCCCGGAACTGACCAACGAATACACCATGCAGGAATTGGCAACCGCCAATCTTGCAACCACAACAAAGAAACTGAATGAAATACAGGAGCAACAAGAATACCAACATAAGATTGATGAACTAAAAAAATATAAATCCTTGCTTGAAAATATCAAAGCGGCAGAAGAGGATTGGACTAAATTATCAGAAGATAATGCCGACCTGTTGCGCTCAGTATTTGGTACAGGGTTACTTAAAAACAAGCAAGAGCAGGTGCAAGAATACGTAAACGGTTTGCAAAAGAATGTAGATGAAATGAACCGTTTGCGTAAAGAAGCCGAATATAACGCATTACCGCTTGAAACCAAACTTGAATTTGCAATCAAAGATCGTGATAAAATCAAAACCGAATTTGAAAAGGTCAAGAAAGAATTTGAGGAACAGCAGAAAAAGGCTGAAAGCAAATTTGGTCTGTGGAACGTGGATATATTCCTGAATCTACATTTCAAAAATTTGCAGGATAGCCTGAAAAACGCAGATGCAAAGGTAGCTGCACTGCAATCGCAGAAAGCAACCCAAACCACATTCAAGCAGGATTATGAAGCAGCTAAAAAGGCCTGGGAAAACGCTAAGGCTGAACTTGAAAAGATTAACAAGGACAGGCAGAATTATACTTCCCAACAATACGAGGACGCTAAAGCCGCATACGACACGGCAGAGAAAGCGTACAAAGACCTCGGAGGTGATACAAAAGAGAATGACAATCTCAAAAAGACCGCAGAGGAACGCAAAAAGATACTTGAAGACATCGCCAAACAGCGTCAGCAGTTGTTGAACGACATTTCAGATGTAGAGACAGCCGCCCTGCAGGATGGCTTAAAGAAAAGACTTCAAGAAATCGAAAACCGGCGTACACAGACTTTGGCTGCTATTGACCGAGAAGAAGCCGCCCTTGCAAAGAAATTAGATAAAGTCGGCCAGACACTTTCGGAAAGCGACAAGCAGGGCTTTCAAGCAAAACGTGATGCTGCAAACGCCAACGCCACACAAGAAACCCGGAAAGCCGAAGAAGAAAATGCGTCCTACATCAAAGGTCTGTACGAGAATTTGGCAGATGTTTTCATGTCAGAGGAAGAGCGTAAGGTAAACGCCATAAAACGTACTTATCAGGAACAGCGAAAGCAACTCGGTAAAGACCTTGCAGGGGGCAATATCAATCAGGAACAATATAATGACCTGTCCGGCAAAATAAACGCCGCAGAAGCAAAGGAAATGACCGATTATTGGCTTTCCACATACGGTACTTACTATCAAAAACGCGAGCGACTTGCACAGGAATGGGAAGCACGTATAGCGAAAATCCCGGCTGAATTTCAGGAAGAAGCAATGCGTCAATACAAGGAGGCTTTGTCAAACCTTGATATTGAAGCGAACAAAAGTACTTCTGCTATCAGTCAGCTGTTCGGGGACATGAGGGATAAGACCATCAACGAACTTGACGCTATTAATGAAAGAGGACAGGCAGCGTTGGAGTTTCTCAAATCGGGAGAATGGGACGAAGATAAAGGCAAGCAGTTCGGTATCACCAAAGAAACGTTTGATACATGGAGCAAGTCTCCTGAAAAACTGAAACACATATCAGACGCTCTCCGTGACAACAAAAGGGCGGCAGATGAATTACGTCCGGCATACGAAAAGATAGCGGACGGGCTAAAAAAGTTGTTTAATTCAGGTAACGATACAAAAAAACTGAATGAGGCTTTAGCTGATATTCAAGAGGGATTGAATGAAATCATGCAGATCGGATCTTTCTTATCCGATACATTTTCCGATCTCGGAGACGCTTTCGGTTCTGATGCCTTATCCGGAATTGCTGAAGGTATAAACGTGGCTATGGATGCGGCCAACTCTGCAATGTCAGGTGCAGCAGCAGGTGCGATGTTCGGTCCTATCGGCGCAGCAGCAGGTGCGGCAGTAGGTCTTGTAAGTTCTCTCGTTTCTTCAATAGCGCAGATACACGATGCCAAGATAGAGAAAAACATACAGCGGCTACAGGAACAAGTAGATACGCTGGAAACATCATACGAAGACCTCGACCGGGCAATAGAAAAGGCTTATTCTTCCGATGCTTCAAAACTTATTGAACAGCAGAATACGTTGCTTGAACAGCAGAAAGTACTCATTGAACAGCAGATACGAGAGGAGCAAGACAAGAAAGATACAGACGATGAGCGCATAAAGGAGTGGCAGGATAAACTGCATGAGATTGACATTGCTATTGCGGACAACAAGGAAAAAATGCTTGACGCAATATTCGGAGAGGACGTGCAAACGGCGATAGATCGTTTTGCAGAAGCGTGGGCAGAAGCATTGGCTTCAGGAGAGAAGCCCGTGAATTCGCTAAAAGACGCTATAAAGGATATGGCGAAAAATAGCGTTATGGAACAAATCAAGCAATATATTTCCAATGAGGGTATGATGGATGTAATCCGAGGTGAGCTGAAATGGCAGTTGGAAACCAATAACGGAAAACTTACCGAAAAAGGATACAAGGCGTTGATGCGTGACGCTGAAGAATACGAAAAAATGCTGAAAGAGAAATTCGGTTGGGCGGATTATCTGTTTAAGGATGATGAAGAAGATGCGGAGCGTAAGGGTACGAAAAAAGGCATTGCCACGGCATCACAGGACAGCGTGGACGAAAACAATGCCCGTCTTACTACCATACAGGGACATACATTTTCCATTATGGATGGGCTAAACACGTTAAATGTTACGGCCAACCGGATGCTTGAACATCTTGCCGGAATTGAAAGCAATACGGCAGGTACAAACGAGCGATTGGACGAAACAAATGTCAAAATTGACGGAATGGATAGAAAGATAAACAGGATGTCCGACACACTTGAAGATATCAATACAAAGGGTTTGAAATTAAAAAAATAATAACGATGGATGAGCTTATAAACGATACTTGGAAACAATGGAAAACCGCTAAGTCAGCGGCTCAATCCTTATGCAATAAAACAGCCCGTTACGATATGGCAGAGAAGCTCGGAGCGTGTTCCATGTTTACGGGAAACGAGGATTTGGAAGAATTGGTAAAACTGATGTTCACTCCCCGGGGAGTTGAATTTATGACAAAATACAATTTCCCCGACCTTGAGACTTTCCGAAAGTTCAAGAAGTACCACCCTGAACGGTTTGGAGTGTACATCGATTGCGGTAAAATTTCGCTTACGGAGGTTCGCCGAGCTTTTCTGGTGGGTAACACCTCAGCAACAGCGAACTATCGTGAAACGGCAGGGAATCGCCTCTATCTGATGCATGGAGCGACTGCTTCCGTTACTGTTTCCGGGTATTCTGTTGTGAAAGTGGAAAAGGATGCTTCATCAAACATAGATTGTTCAATTAACGACCATGCAAAAGTGTTATGGTAGGAAAGTTACTTATCGATGAAAAGGATGCGTTTCTCGAATACGGGGTATTTGTAGAGCAGTATGGATATAAGGCTCTGATACAGATGCCGCCGTTCAAGAGTATAGACAGCACGGAATGGCCGGAATATGACGGGGCGGAATATGATCTTTCAAAACCCGTACTTGACACAAGGACATTCCCCATACCGTTTTGTACCATAGACAACAGCCGACATGACAAATTGTTTTTGCACCTTTCCGATACGGTATACCATGATTTCGTATTTACGGATTTGAAAAAGGAGTACAGACTAAGGCTCGTAAACAATAGTTCTCTGTCTTTCGGAATACGGATTGGAAAACTCACATTGTCTTTTGCAGATGATTTTCCCTCTGTAACGATAACCGAACCTTACGACTCAGGGGCAGCTGACGTTTGGCAAAGAGGATATGAATTAGACGAAGTGGATTTTTCGAGATTCGGCATTTTTGTCTTGAATGGAACAGATGACAATCTAAGGAAAATTTCAAATGTAAGGCAAAATCTTATCATAAGTCCGAAAACGGAAAACGGGATAATATATGACGACGGGAAAGTCCTGTATAAGGCAAGGGATGTAACGTTGAAACTGTTTATCCGGTCAGAAGATATATTGACTTTTTGGGTACGGTGGAATGCTCTGTTTTCCGCGCTTGTAAAACCGGAAGAAAGAGTGCTGAATGTTCGGACGCTCAAAAAACAGTACCGTTGCTTCTATAAAAGCAATTCGGTATCAAAATTTGAAATTTTAAAGAACGGACATGTATGGTGTGAGTTTTCTGTCACTCTCACGTTGTCCGGTATACAAAATAAAGATGACTAATTTTTAAACAATAAAACTATGGCTCAAAAAGGTTACATCAGCGAATTCATGAACGGCGGACGTATTGTTTCGCACGGGAAAATAGAAAGTCTTGAATCCGGATTCAGACTGCCAAACGGAACTCCGTTTTCAATCTATATCAGGCCAAAGAACAGTGAGAATACATCATCTTTAGACATTGTACTGAATGTAAAATGCTATCAAGATGACGAATTTTCCGATGCTCCTGTGGCTTTTAACGACTGGTCTCCAATGGCGATCACGGAAATTGCTCCCAATAATGACATTCTCGAAACATGCGACCTCTATTGGGGAAGCGGTTCTTATATTCAAATTTCATAGACATGATAAATTCAATATTAATATCTATTGGCAGGAAAAAGGCTCGTTCCTCTTTGAAATACCGTGAACTACAATCCACTACTGCCTCCGGCCGAGCTTTTCCGATCTGGAATACAGTGGACGGGGATAACACGCTGTTATCCCTATCGATACACGGACTTACGGAACAAAGCGGAACACCGACCCCTGCGAATCCCGTACCTATGCGATCGGTAGGAGACACAGGGCTGTTATTATCAATCATGCCGGACAAAGAAGGCAGCGATTACCAGCTGTTGAACATCAATGCAGCGATGAAAAAATCGGGACATGACGGTATCCTTCGATCGGTGAACGGCATATACGATGAAGTGGTCTATGACGGAAAAGAATGGAAACTGATACAGCGGATACAGAACGACCGTATTATTACCTGCACAGGAGTAAGCAATCATCAGGAAGTCGGATTTACGGACTGTTATTTCTATCCGACAAAAGCACCGATTAACGGAAGTACCCCGAACGGATTATTAAGTACACATTTCGTACAAGGCAATACCGGAGTCGGAACAATCAATCTTAATAACAATTCTCCTTATTTGGGAATATTCCGTTATCCGAACACGGGAGAGGATTTGACAAAAGAAGAAATAACAGCGTGGTTGAAAGAAAATGAAGTCTATGTAAGCTATCAATTAGCAGAAGCGACAGAATATCCGCTTGACTTACCGGTAATCTTAACTTATGATAATCAAACCTATTTCGCCAGCAATGCGGCCGACATAAAACCATATATGGAAGCCAATGTAATAGTTTCAAAATCCGTAGAACCCATAAAATCCGGTTTGTTATGGTGGTTTGAATTATCTCCAGCTAACTGGAATAATGATAAAATACACAATAAAGCAAATGAACAGGAATATTTAGAACCCAAGAACTTTGCAGGTACACCGGAATCGGGCTCATACGATAACTATACTCAATTTGACGGAATAGATGATTATATGATAATCAAAACGGAAAAACGTATTAAATCATATCAGATACTTTTCAGTGATCCAATAATAATGGAAAATAGAAATCATTGGATATTGTCAGATGATATTACGACAGGATTTGATTACAATCAATTGAATTGGATATTTAATCCACCAAACAGTCCAAATACCCAATATTATAAAAATGATTCTCCGGTATCCAGCGTCGGATTAATAAAAGATATACAAGACGGAAATAAATACTTGTTTAGCTTATCGAATGGCGATATATACAAATCCATTACTCTTATAGGGACGTATCAGAAACTAAATTATTTTACATCTAAATTTAAAGGATATGCACTTTTGGGTTATGATAAAGAAATAGATACGGAAACAATAAGTCAAAATATCAAGTATTTTCAACAACGATTTGGAGAAGATATAGACGGTAAGACCGAAGAAACAACGGCCAGCGGAGAAAATGGCTTCACGGTTTACAACTCTTTACCCGGCATATTCGAAGAACTCACCGTTTACGGCAAATCGGCACAAGACGGTACACCGACCCCTGCGAATCCGATACCGATAAAATCAGTGGGAGATACCCCGTTGATACTGATAATCAGTAACGGTACAGAAACACAACAGATAAACTTCGGAGATATTAAATTGAGATCTGTCGAAACAGTATCGGACGAACTTGTATTTGATAACAGCGTCGGAAAATGGAAACTGAAGCAGCGGATAGGAGTATTGAATAATATCTCGGAAATGGGAACTCTGTTTAAAGACGTTACATATACAGATAAGCAATTATTCCGTTTCCAGTTTAAGACATCCGCTCCGGAAACCTTTTGTGCAAGCGGTCAAATCTTAAGTAACATATTCATAACAGCCACCGGTTCTGCAATGGATAAACAACCCTTAAACAGTTGCTGGAGTCAATATGCAAGAGAAAATGTACACTACATCTATTTCAATGTGCCTTTAGAATATGACACAGTAGAAAAAGCGATAGCCTATTTAGGTGAAAATTACGAGATACATTATCCCCTATATAGCCCGATAGAAACCGAATTAGACTTTGAATCCCCGAAAACCTTTTCCGGAGAAGTTACGGTAACTACCAATCAGAAAACCGTATTGCCCTATATGACCGCCCGAATAGCAGTCGGGGAAAAACTGACGTTGCCCGCTGATCCATTGGCCATATATATAGCCGGAAAACAAACAACGGGAGATAATACATTTAAAGACTATTCAGGAAACGGAAACGATATACCGCTTTTCAATCTTGCCCATAGTTCGGAATCCGGATTCTTTCAAGGTGCATTGCGTCTTGACGGAGTAGATGATACCGGGAGGTTACCGCTTGAATCTTTCAATCCCCAAATAACAGCAGAAACAAGTTTCTTTTTGTCCGGCAAAGTCAATGAAATAGGTAATAATTTCAGTTATTTCCGATCAATTAATAATACGTCTATTGCATTAGCAAGATTAATACCGGAAAATACAGGTGATTTCATAGCATATTATCCGTTAGCTTTAACCGGCAATCCGGATGTCAACCTATTGAATACCTATAGGGTGGTATATAGCAATAATGCTATGTTAGACCAACTATTATCACCAGCAAACAAAACTTACTACAATTTAGCCGGCTTCTTACAAGACCAATCACAACTTGAATTAGGGAAATTAGATTACCGCTATCTGATAATCTATCCCCGCAACCTTACACCAGAAGAACAGGTAATAGTACTTAAATATATCAAACAAGGAATTTACGAATCCTAAAAGATATAGAGAAGATTTTTAATTACTAATTATTTAAATGAATACAATATGAAATTTGTAATTTGTACAATTAATCAAGCAAAAGCACATGGTATAGAAATAATACCCACTATGCGTCAAAGTGTCGATAGAACACAAGTAGTCTTACACGATGAATGTGTGAGATATATAGACGAGTTCAATGTACTTCCGAGATATGAACACAACAGCAAAGAATTTTCTGAACTCATGAATAGTGAGGAATGGATGCACGGTGAGGATTATGAACAGCCCAACGAAGATTATGCAAAGGTTAAGGCAATGCAGATACTCACCAAAGAGACTACAGCCGCCATTAACACAATGTCATTATCAAACAAGGAATCTATTTCTGTAAAAGAATTTTACCCAAAATGGGAGGATTTTATAGGAAAGTCTTTGCAAAAAGGTATTAAAGTACAATACAACAATAAATTGTATGAGATAATACAAACAGTGCCTGCTGTTATAGAAAATTATACACCTGACTTAGTACCTGCAAATTATGGACTTGTTAGCGAATATGACGGTACAAAGGATGATCCGATACCATACGAGCGTATGATGATTATACGGAAAGACAAATACTACACCCAAAACGGAAAACTTTATGTCGGAATTTTGGATGCTCCAAACGGTTATGATGCGGATTTAGATATGTTACAGACTTTGGTTAAGGAGGTAAAATAGATAAAATATGATTACACTTCATTTCAACAATACGACTATTGATATACAAGAAGACGACAACAGCTACCGTTATCGTTCTCTTATGGGGGAACATAACATTACGCTCAAATTTTCTCTCTCTGAATACATTGAGTTTCCTATCGGAGCTTGGTGTGAGTATATGGCAGAAAAATACACGCTTGAAACTCCTGCCAACTTCAAGAAGAACGGAACACGAGATTTTGAATATACCCTGATAATGGAAAGTGTACAGAGCCAATTAGGACGATACAAGCTACGTAACACAGTAGATAAGCGTCTCAAATTCTCCATGTGTGCCACACCAAAGGAATTTCTTCAAACCATCGTGGATAACCTCAATCAGCGTGATAGCGGCTGGAGTGTCGGGGATTGTATCGTTTCAACGGAAAAAACTATACCGTTTGACCACTCGTATATTGACGCAGCCTTACAGAGTGTGGCAGACACTTTCAGTACCGAGTGGGAAATAGTCGGCAAAGTCATTCATCTGCATAAAGTCGAGTATTTCAAGGATGAACCGTTACCTCTGTCATACGGCAAGGGTAACGGCTTTGTGCCCGGTTTAGGACGTTCCACCGAAACGGACAGCAGACCGATTGAAATAATGTTTGCACAGGGAGGTTCAAAGAACATAGACCGTTCTAAATATGGTGCGCCGGAACTGCTGTTGCCAAAATCACAGACCTTGGAATACGAGGGGCGCACATATATTTCAGATGCGGAGGGTTATTCAATACGAAGACAGGACAAACCTCTGAAATACAAAACAGAGGACAGCGTAGATTGTTCGGAAATATATCCCTCACGTATCGGTAAAGTGACTAAAGTAGAGGTTGTGGATGAAGAAAAAAACTTTTACGACATCTTCGATGATACAATACCCGAAAGTCTTGATTATTCTAAATACAGAATAGCCGGAGAGACAGCAACGATCATTTTCCAGAGTGGGATGCTGGCCGGTAGGGAATTTGACTTGGAGCAGACGGAAAACAAACTTACAGGTTATGTTCATTCGGAACGGCGTTTCAAGATCGTTCCGCAGGAGATAGACGGTCAGACCATGCCTGGCGGTGTGTATGTGCCTAAAGAGGAAGATACGTATGTCATATTCGGTGTAATGCTTCCGGATGCCTATGTGTGTGACAACGAAACGAAAACCGGAGCATCGTGGGACATGTTCAAAGAGGCTGCCAAGCATCTGTATGAACATGAAGATGTGAAATTCACATTCACGGGAGAGCTGCAAGGAATGTGGGCAAAACGCAACTGGATTAAAGTAGGCGGAAAGTTGGTTGTTGGCGGTTATGTGCTGTTTTCTGACAATCAGTTTGCACCTGACGGAGTGCCCATCAGGATAACCGGTATTAAAGACTATATTACTTCTCCATATTCGCCAATTATTGAACTGTCCAACAACGTATCAGGAAAAAGCTTGTCTTCTACCATAGAAGATATACAGAACGAGAATGTGATAGTGGAGAATAACGATAAGGAAATAATACTTTTTACCAAACGTAGATTCCGTGATGCTGTGGAAACGATGAAAATGCTTGAAAATGCGCTATTGGATAATTTCACAAATTCCATAACTCCTATAACGGTACAGACTATGGCCATGTTGGTCGGTGATGAAAGTTTGCAATTTCGCTTCGTAGACAGTTCGTTGCACCCTATTCAATACCATATCACCTACAATCAGGAAACAAAACAACTGATAGCCCCTAAAACCATACTCCAACACATGACCCTCGGAATAGATACCATAACATCGAACAGAAGCAAAACGGAATACAAGCATTGGAACATCAAAGGCTATACAAGCCCTGTATTAGACCAATTATCGCAGCAATATTACTTCTATGCCAAAGTACCGACAGGCACGGGAGAGGGCGAATTTGTGCTGTCTCCAAAAGCCATAGGCATGGATGATGTTGCCGGGTTTTATCATCTGCTCGTTGGACTGCTTAACAGCGAGTATGACGGGGAACGCTCCTTCGTAACCCTGTACGGTTTCACGGAGATTTTGCCCGGACGCATAACCACCGACAAGATTGTTTCAGCAGACGGAACTACCTATTTTGATTTGGCTAACTCCGTTATCGGTGGACGTATCAAATTCAGAAGTCTAAACGGAACAGAGAAAGATTTAAGCGATTTCGAGAATGAGTTCAACAACCAAACGGCAGACTTTATAGAAGCTATAGGAGACTTGCAATCACAGATTGACGGAGCTATAGAGAGCTTTTTTTACGAGTATGACCCGACTACAAGTAATGCTCCCGCTTCATCATGGAAAACAGACGAAGATAAGAACAAGCATTTGAACGATACGTTTACCAATCTGCAATCCGGACGTTCATGGCGTTGGACTAAATCGGGCAGCACGTTCAAATGGACGGAAATAACCGATACAGCCACAACGGAAGCCTTAAAGAAAGCCGGGCAGGCCCAAGATACAGCAAACAGCAAACGCAGGGTGTTCGTTTCAACTCCCTATCCGCCTTATGATATAGGTGATTTATGGGTGAACGGAACAGAGATGAAACGATGCATGAAAGCAAGGGAAACAGGTTCTTATGTTGTTACGGACTGGGAAAAAGCCGTAAATTACGACAACACAAAAACGGTTATTGACGGAGGGCTGATTACATCCGGTACTGTCCAGCTTGCCGGTGATGATACCAACATCAAAGCCGGAATTACAGGAGAAGGGAATTACGACAATTCTGTGAGAATATGGGCCGGTACTTCTTTCGATAACCGTGCTGATGCTCCTTTTCGGGTACTTCAGGACGGAACAGTAATAATGAAAAAGGCACAGGTTGAGGGTATTATCATAGCCACATCCGGGAAAATAGGAAAATTCAATATAGACGATGACGGATACCTGACTTCCGAATATAACGGTTATTTCGGTACGATAATAAGCAATGCTTCTTTTATGTCATGGTCACAACACGGGTCTTCTTCTTTTTCAAATTCAGGCATAATCAGTGAGGAGGGTGAGAGTTTAGCAAATAATGCCATATACGTAACTCATAATTATGACATCTCCGGGAATGACAAAATAGACAACGGGATAAATATTGTCTTGAGAGAATACGGAGGATTCAATGGCATTCGGTGCAAGGTGGATAAATCAGGTGGTAACGGGGTAGCCAAAGCTCTGGTACTTGAAACTACAAATCCGAAAGATGATGTAGCACTGGAAGCTACAGGCCGTGTTCGATTCTACAACGTGAGGGATATAGCAAATGAAGATGCCATATACAATCTACAGCTTTATGCCCGAAGTATTGGTAACGGAAATTTTGAGTTATTGGCAAAACAAGTATAACGATAATTAAATAATACAGATATGGATGCATCAGCTATAATTAGTGCAATAGGTGTGATAATAACAGGGGTGCTTGGGCTTTGGTTTAAGTACAATCAGAAGACAAAAGACAAACTTACGGACTTGAAAATTGAGCAGTTCAAACAGGAACAGGAGATTAAAAACAAAAGACGCAATGACAGTTCTGCTATCGTGTTCGGTGAGCTATGGAGCATATTATATCAAATGAAGGCGGACAGAGTATATATCGTTCAGCCCCATCCTCTTGGTAACGAATGTTTGCTATCGGTATATTACGAGGTTAAACGCAAGGGCATTGAGGGAATGAGGGATAAAATACAGAATCTCAAGATGTCGGAAGTGGCTAAATTCAGTGCGGACATGAGCAAGAATCTGTTCATGTATATAACCAACATTGACGAGCAGGTAGATGATAAATATGCCAAATCCCTGTTATCTTCATGCGGTTGTCAGGCAGCAATTATAAAGAGGTTGAATGATAGCAAATATGATTGGGTAGGCAGCATATTCTGTGAGTTCACAAGTCCTATGGAGGTGTCAGAAGATGAAGCCCGGACTATCATGCATGAAGCTGCGATGAATATACAATACTTATTGCCGGAATACAAATAAAACGTTTCACTTTATAAATCAAATCAGTATGAAAACAGACAAAATTATTCACCTTGTTTGCTGCTTGATAGCGGCAATTTTGGTAGCCGTGTTGTTCGGTATTATTTCAAGTTCCTACATTTCTGTTCTATCAGGATTTGTAGCAGCGGTATGCCTTGCCATCGGTAAGGAAATGGGAGATTATTTCAACCCTAACAGCAAATGGGATTGGTACGATCTGTTAGCCGGAGTTGTAGGTGCTTTGATAGGCTCACAAATCGGGTGGTTCTTATAAACTGAAATACTATGGCAAAAGCAGAATTATTGAAACCGTTCATCCTGCGCTGGGAGGGCGGTTTCGTTGATGACCCGCTCGACCGGGGCGGCGCAACGAACAAAGGAATTACTATCGGCACATTCCGTAGCTTTTACGGACAAGGAGCGACAGTCGAACAACTAAAGAACATCACAGACGAACAATGGCTGCACATCTTCAAAAGCGGCTATTGGGATAAATGGAAAGCGGATAATATCGCCAACCAATCTATTGCCAATACCTGTGTGGACTGGGCTTGGGCTTCGGGAACAGGAACATCTATCAAACAGGTACAGAAAATTCTCGGTGTGGCCGTGGACGGCATTGTAGGCAAAGACACCCTTACCGCAATCAACATAGCAGACCAAAGGGCACTGTTTGATAAAATCCATGCCAGACGCATCGAGTTCGTAGAGAATATTGTAAGGCGTAACCCCTCTCAGTCCCGGTTTATCAAAGGGTGGAAAAATCGTATTAACGCATTGACATTTGAAGAATGATGAAAACAAATAAGAATTACGATCAGAAAGTAGATAAAGCCTATATCATTGCAATAATAGCCAAAGCTTTTTTATAATTTCATTTATGTAAAAATTTGCCAAACGAGGGAAGCCGCAGCTACTACAAGTGCAGCTATTGAAATCCAATATGCTTTTCGAGCATATTTCATGTTGGATTTTTTCATATCATTGTCAAGTTTCCTGTCTGCCTCCCTCTTTTCTATCTCTTCTATGGCGTTTACACAATCGGCATAGAGTAGATTAAGATATTGAGCCTGTGTTACACAAAAATATCCTCCATTTAAACCGATACCGACATGTTCATTTTGAAGAACTTTAAAAATGCGAGTCCAATATTCTCCGGATAGCTCCTCTCCTTTTTCACGCGAGATTTCATTATGTCCTGCCATCAAATATTTGATAACAGTCATAAAAGAATGGTAATACTCTTTAGTTTCCATAAATAGGTAAAATATAACACTATACAAAAGTAACATAAATAAAAACAATCATGAAACTTAAATTTCTATTTTTAGGCATCTTGGGAATATTAACAGCTTGCAGAACACCACAAAAGCTAACAACCACGCAACAGGATAGTACCCATATCGAAATCCGGGAAAAAGTTGTGTTTATTCCTGATACGGTATTGGTTGAAATTCCGTCACAGATAACAGAACGAACAACCCGTGACACAACTTCGCACCTTGAAAATGACTATGCGACATCCGACGCACGGGTAAACTCTGACGGTAGTCTATATCACAACTTAAAGACCAAACCACAGAAGAAACCCGTCCCCGTTGAAACACCTGTTATACGTAAAGACAGCATAGTTTACCGTGACAGGGCTGTAAAGGAACTTGTCCCGATAGAACGTGAACTGTCCAAATGGCAGAAGACACAGATGAGGGGATTTTGGGTCGTGCTGACAATACTTATCGTTTACATGCTCAAGAAGCCTTTGTTAAGTATTATCAGACGATTTATATAAATACCTTGAAATTGCCATAAATCCATTATCTTTGCAGTACTGATACATTTGTGTCAGTTGCGTTGAATACCCTCGGTAGGACAAAGTTTCTATCGAGGGTTTATTTTTATAGCAAATATGACAAAAGGCAGCAAAGCAAGCAAATTGAAACAAAACAAGCAATTCGCTTTCGTGAAGCAAATCGCCCCAAATGGGGGCGAATGGAAGCAAACAGATACACAAAAAGCAATTGCAAACGAATTTAGCAAATCGCTTACTACATAAATCAAGATATTAGAGAAAACATGCACTATACAAGAGAAATCATCAGAGACTTTGGCACGTAAGATAAATTATATATATTTGACCTGAAGCAGGACAGTAAAAAATTCATATTTACAGGTTATATGCAGCCTGTTTTCTGCAAAACCGTTGCTATTTCGTTGCTAATAAACAGAATTAAACCACATAATATATTCATTATCAAAATATAAGATTATATACAAGAAATTTTGCATCGGGAAATGATACATCGCAATTAACCGCAACGAATTAGAATCAACTACAATGAAGTCGCTGAAATTCAGCGGCTTTTTTATTTATCCAAAATCCAGTTCATAGCGATTGGATAGTGTTGTTCGCCTTATTTTTCTACCGTATTTCTACCGCGAAACAAATTGGGGTTTGTCCTCGATGTCACAGTGACGCATTTGGCGACATGGGTGAACAATGGTTTACGTAGAGAGACAAAAAGGGAAATTATCCGAGCTGTAAAATGCTCATGTTTTACTAAAATATGGAGAATAGCAAAAATGGAAGTAAAAAGAATTTGTCAATGGTGTGGTAAACCTTTTATAGCTCAGAAAACCACCACCAATTATTGTAGTCCTCAATGTTCTAAACGAGGCTACAAACATCGAATGAAGGAGCGAAGAATGGAGCTCATTCAGAGTCAAGAATTGTTGGAGGTAAAGAAGATGCTGGAAAATCAAGAGTACTTTACCTTTTCACAAGCAGCTAAATTGATGGGAGTTTCTCGTCAGTACATCTACAAATTAGTCAAAGAGGATAAGTTGAGAGCAAGTCGGATTAGTTCACGAATGTCTTTTATTCGAAGAGCTGATATAGAACTTTTGCTTAAATCTAAACCTTATGAACGTGTGATGTCAAAAGTCGAATTTGATATTGCTGAATATTACACTGCTGAAGAAATTGCCCAAAAATACAAGGTCAACACCAAATGGGTATGGACTTATACACGGGAACATAATGTGCCAAAAGTAAAAATCCGTCAGTTCAACTATTACAGCAAAAAGCATATTGATGCTGCTTTTGCCAAATACAAGACAGATAATGATCTGACCGAATGGTACACTCCCGAAGAGATAGAACAAAAGTATGGTATGAGTCGGGTTGCCATCCGCTCCCATGTCTATCGCAACAACATCCCGTCCAAGAAAGAACACGGTCAGATATTCTACTCGAAGCTACATTTTGACCTATCCAAGCAGACTGCCGAAGATAATGCTTCGGAGTACTACACCGTGCAGGAAGCCATGAAGAAATACAATCTCACACGGGATTCTGTCTATGGCATTCTGCAGTTCCACGAAATCAAACGTGAGAAGAAAGGTCGTTTCGTGAGATTCCTGAAAGTGGAATTTGATCATGTAATGGGTGTCAGAAAATAAGCCTAAGTCTGAATTTAGGCAGACCAGAAAATGATTCTAAAAATGAGCATTGTCTGTGTCAAGTCATTACGGACATTTGCAGCAAATCAAGTATAAACTAATAATAATTGTAACCATGTTAGAATGTAAAACAGTAACATTGAGAACACGTCCTTTGAAAAACGGGATGCTTTCTTACTATCTGGATTATTATCCGGGCTATCGTGACCAAGAAACAATGAAAACCATCCGCCACGAAGGATTGAACATTTATATTTATGCCAATCCCAAGAATGAGCGCGAACGTAACTTCAATGCCACTATGTCTGAAAAGGCAGAAGCCATCCGATGTCGACGCTTTGAATCTATCGTAAATGACAGGTATGATTTCTTTGACAGGCACAAACTCAAAGCGGATTTTCTGGAATACTACCGCAAGCAACTTCGCAAGCATGACCAAAAGTGGGAATTTGTGTACCACCATTTCTACAACTTCGTTCATGGCAAATGTACTTTTGAAGAAATTGATATTGACCTTTGTAATAAGTTCCGTGAGTATCTGCTAAATGCCAAGCAACTCAGGCGTGACGACCGCATTTCAAAGAACTCTGCTTCCGGCTATTGGTCAACATTCAGGGGACTTTTGAAGATTCTTTATCGCAATCGGCTAATCAAAACCAATATCAATGACTTTTTGGATAAAATCGAAATAGAAGATACTCCAAAAGATTATCTAAGTGTGGAAGAACTATACAAATTGGCAGAAACACCTTGCAAAAAGCCGATTCTGAAAACAGCGGCATTGTTTTCATGTCTGACTAGTCTTAGAATCAGCGATATACTATCGTTACAATGGCATGAAATCGTTGACTTTGCAGCCGGAGGAAAATGTGTCCACACAATTACCCAAAAGACCAAGACGGAGGACATCATTCCTGTCAGTGACGAAGCCCTGCAATTAATCGGCTATTCTCCGGAAAAAACCGGATTAGTATTTAAAGGATTGAAACGAAGTTGGACACAGCATCCCATGAAAGAATGGATTCGCGAAGCCGGTATCACCAAGAATATCACTTTCCACTCCTACCGAAGAACATACGCAACACTTCAAGGAGCAGCCGGCACTGATATACGTACCATTCAAAGTAATATGGCACATAAAAGTATCACCACGACACAACGGTACATGAAAGTTGTGGACAGTAACAAGCGTGAAGCCAGCAACAGAATCTCTTTAATCCGCAAGTAAGAATTAAGGTACAAATAATCTCGTTTTTATCGCTCAGAGTATGATATTTTGCTTAAAATCATACTCTGAGCATATTTTTTCTTAAATTCTGAACGATTATCCATCGCAAATTGCAACTATTTGGAAATCTGCACATACATTTGTCTTATTGTAAAACTCAAACAGTATCAGTTTATGACGAATAGTATTAAAATCTCACCTCAAAGAACCAGTTTCATACTTTCAGTAAGTGTCATCCTTTACTGGGCAACAGACTCCTATTTATATCTTAATTGCCATATCGACATGATGGAATATTCAACTCCAGTTATTCTATATATTACGGCAATGATACTCGCCTGTGGAGTACTTAAGCATTTCTTCTTCCGATTCATTACAAAGAATGAATTGAGTTTGTCTTTTGACAAGCAAGTAAAACCGTTCCATATTGAACGGACAGAACAGATTAAGGAGATTGAATCCACATATTCTGAGGGCAGGAAGATAAATTTGGAAAAGCCAGTTGTAGAAAACTGTGTAAAACACGACTATATGAATAATTATGAAATGCGTGCCGCCGAAATTGAACGTGAAAAAGCAGAAAGGCAGGCAGACATTAAGCGTGTCATTCATGAATATACCACATTTGTAATGACGGAATTTCTTTCAAAAGAAGATCTTGAAATTCTACATGAAAACATAGAGTATTTTGCGCACGGACAGTCTGATTTATACAAGCCAATCCGTTCAAAAGTAGATAATTCCCTCCGTTCTATTGACCTGATGCATTTCGTATGGAACATCGGGGAGAGATTGGGCATTTCTCTTATAGATAGAGCAACATTCATACATACTATATTCCCACATGAACTAAAAGATGCTTCGACTAAATATCTGGCTAAAAATCTCCGGACATGCGGAGTTTGCAAAATAGCCCTTGATATTCCTAAAACCGGAGATTATCATTTCAAATGTATGAAAGAAGCCCAAGAATAAAAAGCAAATTCAACCGATTAGGGTTATTCAACACAGACCGGAATATTATTGCTTTCTGAGGTTTGTCAGCATTACATCATTGTGTTGGTTTGCAGCATGTTTAACAAAAACAATGTTATATCATGCAAAGAAACAAATTAACATTCAATGACCTGCCTGAAGTGGTAGGCGAACTCTGCGAGAGAATCTCAACTATGGAAAATCTGTTGACAGAAAAACTTCATCAGCAGTATAACGAGGTAAAAAAAGACACTCATGTGCCTATGACCGTCGATGAAGTCTGCGAGTATCTGGGCATCTCAAAATCATCCTTTTATTACAAAGCCAAACATGGAGGTATTCCAATCATTAAACAAGGCAAGCACCTGTTTGTCTATCGTGATGAATTGGACAAATGGTTGGAAAGCGGCAGAAAAGGAGAATCGCCTATAAGCATAGAGGAAGAACACGCCCGAATGCTTGCAACTACACGTCGCAAAGCCAATCCTAAAAGCTGGTGAGTATGGAAACGGTAGCACCCATTGAAGATCTTGCTCAGGTCGCTACAAGATGGCAAGATACAATGCTCAGCTTGGAAAGGGAATACGAACAGGAGCCGGAAGTTCTGAAAATAGGCGAAGTGGCTATCGGGACATTGGGAAATTTCAGTGCATCTATAGGCAAGGCTAAAAGCAAAAAGACTTTCAATGTGTCGGCTATGGTGGCAGCAGCTTTGTCAGGAAAGGAAGTTCTTAACTACACAACGGACTTCCCTAAAGGAAAGAACCGCATTCTTTACATCGACACAGAACAAAGTCAAAACCATTGTATGATTGTGATGCATCGTATCATGAAACTGGCAGAGTTGCCGACTAATGAGGATTGCGACCGTTTCTATTTTCTCGCACTACGCAAGTTCAACCCCAAGGAGCGTTTGGCTATCATAGATGATGCAATCAGTCAGATTGAGGGTCTCGGTTTCGTGGTGATTGACGGAATCCGCGACTTGGTCTATGACATTAATTCTCCGAGCGAAGCCACGTGCGTAATCTCCAAACTCATGCAGTGGACTGACGAATACCAGATTCATCTTCACACCATCCTTCATCAGAACAAAAGCGATGAAAACGCCCGTGGACACATTGGCACGGAAATCAACAACAAGGCTGAGACTGTCATCCAAATCGAAAAAGACAAGGACGACAACAACATCAGCAAAGTGGAAAGTGTGCATACCCGTTCCAAAGACTTTCTGCCATTCGCCTTCTGCATCAATGACCAATCACTTCCCGAACTTCTGCCGGGCTATGTGCCGACCAAGAAAAGCGCAGGTCGTCCCAAACAGGAACCCTTCTCCCCTTATAGGGACATCCACGAAACAATCCATCGCAAGGCTCTCAAACTGGCTTTTGAGGGAAGAGAAACTATTTCGGGATATAAGGCTTTGGAAGAAGAACTGACCACAGCCTACGAACTGGCAGGAACGAAATTTAATCACAACAAGATTGTGAAGATAATTAAGTTTCTCACGAACAAACGGATGGTGATTCAGGAAAGCCGTGGCATTTATCGGTTCATGCCGGATTACCATTATTGACTCTCCACTTGACTTTATTCTAAAAGTGTCCATTCGTATATAAGTCAAAGTCTAAGTGCAACGACTGGTTTCATGATAAATCACGAAATCGGTCGTTGCCGTTTTAATTGCCAATGGTATTGTGGCTAATTCTCTTTAGATTGGTTGTGGCAATCCATTTGGAATAATTGTACATCTTTTGCCATTTGCGGATATTTATGCCTGTACTATTGGGGTTATGACAAAACAACAATCTTCATATTGGCATATCAAATAACACATTACTAGCTAAATAATTTCTACTTTCGCTGTTTTTCAATATTAGCACCTGTTATATTTCGGCAAATCTGCTGGAACAATCCTTATCCAAGCATCGGCAAATGGCATTCAAAATGCCAAAGTGATTTCAATCCTTTGTTCACTTTCTCTGTTGGCAGAATGTTCAGATACAATTTGAAGTTCTGAATCGGCACTACTGTAACACCAAATGTGACATTAATGCCATTTAAATTGCCATATAAATACACATTTATACGACAATTATTCTCTCTTAATCGTCTTTGACAGTCAATCAAAGCCAAAAATATCAAACATTTTACTTCAAAGCACGTCTTTTTTAAGCCATGGGCTTGCCCGTTGTACAGACATTATCTTGTATGGGGAGCCTAATACCCCAAGCGACCAATAGGTCGTTTGAGAGTGCCAAATCTCTCAGCAAGCTGATTGGTGAGAAAAAGGCGTTATTTGAGCCTTTTATCTTTTCGCCAGCCATCGCAAAAACGAAATTTGTATACTTAATTGCTCACAGGGCTTGCCCATTATACAAACCTTATTGAGTTAGGGTAACTCAATACCCCAAGCGATAAATCGCTCGTGAGACTTTGCCAATCCTCTGCAAGCTAGATTTGGCATTATTGCAGTTTGGGGGTGTATTTCAGTAGTGCTTTTACGAACTCTTTTATGAACCCTACTGGTTCTTTTATGAACTCTTATGTGAACTCTTTTCTTGCTTTTAAGTGGTATACTGGAGTAACGTCGGTCACCATAAATGCAGATACTAGATGATGAACACAGAACTATTGTCCGAACACTTGCCAATTTAACGACATGAATCTGCCATATCCCAAAGGCGATTTTGCCAATCTCAAAATGACATTATAATTATTCAATATCTAATGCAGGAAGACTATTATCTTCAAATCTATCAAAGTCAGATTGGAAAAGGCGGTCTTGAATGATCCTGTACTTTTCAAATTCAGACTCTGCAAACTCTTTGGCATATTCGGCAGACACCTTTCCACTATCCTGTAATATAGGACTATCAAATAAATTGATGAATTTGTCTATTCGCTTTGCCCAATCTTCCATTGTCATTGGTATATGACGCATAGCCATACTCTCTGCCATATCAAGCGAAGCATTGACTATCCTGCCCATTTCTTCCAATTCTTTTTCTTGCAAATAGTTCTTTGCTACAGACACATCTGTTTTGACAATTTTTCCATTCGGAGCATTCTCCCAAGTGGTCAATCCCATATGTTCCTTATTCGCATCGGCTCGTTCGACTATCAACTCCGCAGCAGTATGCCCATGCACAGCATAGTGCATTTTGTTCTGTACCTTTTTGAAGAAAAGACGAGTTGTCGGAGCATCTTTGTTATAGTCTATAGCCGTAGCATAAATATCGGTCAGTTTCTGATAAAAACGACGCTCACTCAGCCTTATCTCCCTTATTTCGGCAAGCAAATGTTCAAAGTAATCTACACCTAAGAAAGCCCCGTTCTCCATTCGCTTATGATCAAGCACATATCCACGGATAGCGAACTGGCGGAGGACAAACGTACACCACTGCCGGAATTGAGTGGCACGAACAGAATTGACACGATATCCGACACTGATAATAGCGTCGAGATTATAGAACATTGTTTGATAGTTTTTTCCGTCAGCGGCAGTTGCCGAGTTTTTCTCGGCAACTGAATCTTTGACAAGTTCCCCAGATGCAAATATGTTTTTTAAGTGCAGACTAATATTGTCAGTTGAGCAATCAAAAAGCTGCGCCATCGCCTTTTGTGTCGTCCAAATGGTCTCACTCTTATACATCACTTGAATCCCATCCTCTTTACCTTCAAGCATGAAGATGAGAAACTCAGCTGTACTATTTCGTATTTCTATGTTTTTTGCCATATTTCAAATTATCATTTTCATGATATTCATTTCGATTTGCCATAATTTTCAACGGATTCTGCCACCATACTATATTCTTCTTCAGTTGTCTTATAAGATTTGATTCTTCTGTCTTCAAGATAAATATGGCAAAGCGTATATTCCAAAGCATCTAAAGTCTGTTGGCGGATTTTTGGTTTCAACTGACATTCCCAAACGGTAATACAATGCCATCCCATTGAAGTTAGCTGTTGTCGTTCTTCTATATCTCTACTCCGATTGCGTTCAATTTTATTCTTCCAAAATTCAACATTTGTCTTTGGTAGAACATAATATTTGCATCCTTCGTGACCATGCCAAAAACAGCCGTTTACGAAAATAATAGTTCTGTATTTGCGCAAGACCAAGTCGGGATGTCCGGGAAGCCGTGGGTGATTTAGCCGATAGCGGAAGCCACGGCTAAAAAGGAACTTTCTCACTATCATTTCAGGTTTTGTATCCCTTCCATGTATAGCAGCCATATTACGATGACGTTGTTCTTTGGTCAATCTATCCATATCAGTACATTAGATGAAATATCTGTAATCGTACGTTCTACCATCGTAATGTCCCAATAATTGTCCAACTTGCGCCAATGTACTAGACGTATCAATTGTAGCTGGAAATTTTGTATAAAAATTAAAGGAGTTCCAATTCATTTTGGTAAACCCAAGAATCTCCTTAACTATTGTTTGCATCGAACCATTACCATGATATTTAGCTATTCTTAAAGGCGAAGGTATGCCCCGTCCTCCAGGGAAGTAATTTCTATCTTGCCTTACTGAGTCTATAGTTCCATGTGTCCACAGCAAACATTCATATTGGGAGACGGGGAAACAAATTCCTCGCATAACCGGAAAACTGGCATTGACAGGATATCCATTGTTTAAATATTGGTCAATACATTTTATGGAATCTTCCATTGTTATCGTTATCAAATCTATATTTTTGATTCCTGCGTGAGACAAAGCATCGGTTATACCTTTGATTTCTTCTTCTTTGAACGGTGTTCTTTTATGTACAACCACTCTTTGAGGCAGCCTATCCATAGACTTCACAAATAATTCTTGAACATTGATACCTAACTTGTATGCTTCTTCATAAGACAGATAAGGATTATTCTTCCTATCTAAAATCGGATTGTCTATTTTGGATAACTTGTATCTTAATCCTTGCCCTTTGGAATTATATATATGGCTACATCCTACAACAATGTTCGTTTTGCCATTTGCTTCCTTCTTGACACTATATCCAATGCCAGCATAAGCTGTATCTGCGTCCAAATCAGATAAAGTCCACGGCGTTCGCATCGATTTGACAAACAAAGCTAATGAAAGCCACCAATATATTTGGTTCTTCATGTAAGTATTGAATATTGTTTTTTCCTCAACAAATTGTGTGGTAAATTCATACTGAGCCGCATATGCTTTTATATAGCTGTGCATGTCAAAAGTTTCACCATCTTTTTTGAAAGAGCGATGGCATTCCCATGCTTTAGGAATAAAAATAACAACGATAATATTCGGATTGTTATTGGCAATTTTATGGGCGAATTTACATATGTTTTGCGCCAAACCTACAGAATCTTGTTGTATCTCACGACAGCTAATCCATAAATTAGAATTAACTGCAGGTATATCTAGCGAAGCTGAATAGATTTGCTCAAAACCTATATATGGCTGCAAATAATCTGTTTTTGGAGCTGTTATATTTCCATTTAGACCATTAAGAAAATCCCGAAATTGATTTGTATAAGTACTCGGACAGATTACGCCAATTTTAACATTAGTATTAAAACTGGACTGGAATTCATAATCATATGGATTGTTTTGTAGAAGCCCTCTCATCGGATTAGTATCGTGGATTATTTTTCGAGATGTCTTACTACAAAAGGCAAGATTTGGCTCAGATATATAAATCCCAGAATATACTATTTTTTTATCAACAAACTGAGTTTGAGATATAAGACCTTTTTCCGTATAGTCTACCGCAACCAATCCTCTATTATTACTTATTTTGAAATTGAAATTATAACCACTATTTAATGGATAATCAAATGCACGCTGATGCCCATTAAAAAGAATTTGTTCCCAAATAGAGATAATCTCATCATATTGAGTATTGTGTTTTTTGTCAAGATATTCCAACATTAGATTCTTACGTCTGTCACTAGTGATATTTTCATCTTTAAAATACAATGTTGGAACAACAGACATAAGGGAATAATTCTTATTGTCCAAAAATACAATATCTATTTTTATTGCTTCGTAAACATCTTTATAATTTCCGAATTGACGTGTTTTATCCCAAATCAAACGTTTGGAAATAACCGCTTCTTTACCACAACTAGAAGATAGTCCACAAATCAAAGTTTTGATTACGACAGATTTCAGTGCCTGATTACCCTTCAATTCGTTAATTGACAATGGTAAACGAGATATACTATCCTCTTTAAGACAATCGGAAAATGCTTGATGTATATGCTCTGAATAGCCAAAAGCAAATACTTTCCCCTTATAAGGGATAGCAATAATATCCTTCCCTTTTATTCTGCTTTTGAGAAAATTCCACGGTGTCTCATTTTGAGGAAAAGCAATCTCAAAAGTAAATATATCAGAAGGAATAGAAAGCGGATACAGATTTGTTTTAATACACCCACTTGAATTCAATCTGTTCAAAGCAAATGGTGTAATTGAAATCTCCGTATTTGCTTCTTCCAGTATCTTATGAATTTCTTGGTATTTATCTTGCTCATCATTATATGTGGAAAGGAGTATAGATATCATTGTCTTGTCAAAACCATCCGTTTCAACAAATACAGCATCTCTTCCTGCATTTCTAGCAGCAACAAGTAAGCTCTTAACGTCTTCATTTATAAATGAGCCATATCCACACCAATATAAACGGCCTGCCCCCGGATGACTAAAAGCTTCAGTCAGTGCTTCCATCAAAGACTTATCTCTTCCACTGTATCCGATTACTATTAGATTTTTGTCTACAAAGTATTCTTTAAGTCTATGTTTAAATGTATCCTGTTGAGAATCTAGTTCTGTAGCAGTATTCTTAAGTTCAGAATATTTATAATCACCATGTAAGGCAATATATAATAATTCCTGGCTATTTTCAGTGCGATGAATACGTTCAGGATTGTCTAAATTTATATTTATTGGAGTTATGTTTGCCTGATGAGCTACCCTTTCAACTAGCCCGTCAAAATTTGTAGTCCAAACAGATTTTAAGACTCTATATTTATGCAATAAGCACAAAAGTTTATATCCAATATTCGGATTCTTATCAAAACATAGACTCTCAAAATATCTTGTTCTATCGCCAGACAATGGGAATGCTTTTTCTGCATAGAAAACATATTCTTCATCAGATTTTTCTATTGGATAACCTCTTTGCTCATTAAGCCATGTCTGAATTTTTTTCCTGCAACAGTCAGAATGTATATCAAGAAATGCTTCATTTGTCGGGTTGTTTGTTACATATATAAGTTTTTTCCAATCCCAAATACAATCTTCCGCAGATTGGACACCTGATGTAATGGACGCACCCGCTCCTAATAAGAACGCAAATGAGCCATTCTTACTTTGTTTGAAAGATCTTAAAAAAGCATCGAAATCCATTCTGAATTGTTTTTCCTCCATTGTCTTAAATCCTTTGTTCGTATAATTCCACCATCAAATCATTGGAAATCAATTCTCCAGGCTGCATTTTTATGCGATATATGGGAGTTCGATTACTGCCCAATGAAATAAAGGAGGACAGATTCAACTTTAAGCATAGCTTTCCGTTCTTAGTGCCAAAATATACTTTATCCACTTTATAATAACCGTCAATCTCTCCGCCAACCATAGGCAGTAAATATCTGATATCCATCACATTGACAGATGTCGGTATCTTCTCCATAGTATATGTCTTTGCGATATGACTGTCAAAATCGGAATAATCCGCATCTGTTTTTCGTACTAACCCTGTCAGAATATTCTTAATCTCTTGTTTCGGTTGTTGAGTCAAAGTGCCGACATTGTCAATGCTATCGATATGGAACTCCGTTTCAAGTTCAAACGGATCGCTGACATAGAAATGAGTCTGTAAAGCATCCACAAGCTCTTTGCTTTGAGCCGTTTCCCTTTTTATTGTTGAAGATTTTATTTTGAGAGACTTCCATATATTGGAATCTTCCTCCTTCATCAAAGCAAGAATCAGATAATTACTATCACTCTTCGGACGATACAATTTGCCGTTCAGCCGTTGGAAATTATCCTGAATGAACTGATAGCAATCCATGCCATCACGTGGCTGCAGAGTTCTGAAAGTGTAGAGTCGATTGAGAGTGCCTTGAATCTTATTTCTGAATTCTTTGCGGACATAGTCTCTCCATGCTGCTTGTGCACTCTTATTGTTGCGACCATACAACGATACGATGTACAAAAAGTTAACATCATAGTGGCACAACAACAGCGTATCCCTGTCAAACAGACGATTTTCAAATTGGCGGTTCAACTGTACTCCACCATCCTGTGCTTTCAACTCCTTATCATCAAAGGAAAGGAATTTACCGCCACTTGTCTTTTTGTCAGGAATCCGTGCACTGATAAAGAAATTGGGGATGGGATTATATCCTTCAGTCAATGTGTCCCTTAACTGGGGATGCTCCCCGTTTCCGTCACCGTCCAAAAACAGATTCATGTTCCACTGAATGACATTTCTGGCATATGTGTATTGCTTGTATATCGATTTGTCGCCAAGCTGCGTCCTGTCATTCCTGGAACGCTTGTAATACTTGCTGTCTCCAATGTAATAAGTAAGCTCAGATGTCAAATCCGATTGTTCAATAAGTCCTTGCCCGACGAACATGTGGTCAACTAACTTGCCGTCCTTTTGCTCTGTGAGTTCTTTCGGTAAATTTTGTTTGTCATTGCCACTTACCAAAGCATCAATCATGACCTCAAAGATGTGCTCGAAATCTTTCGCCAGCAGATAGTCTTCCGCCTGCCTGTTCATCGCAATCTTATATTCCCTGTCAAAGAAAGCATAGCACAAATCCCATATCCGAAGAGCCTTGTCCGAGAAATACTTGTACTTGATTTGTTTTAGTCTTCGGCATCCCAGATTCCTGCCTATATAGGACTTCTTCAACCTGTCGCAGCTGATAAGAGGATACTGGATATTAATTTCAAAAGAGAAACCATGCGTCTCCCGAATGTAATTCAAAATGGAGAAATATATGACAAGCAGCTCTTCGTCAAAATTCACCATTTTCTTTTTGTTTACAGGCTTGATGTAAACAGGACTTCCGCTTTGTATGATGGCCTGCGATGAAGTAATGGTCCTGTTCCAGTTGATTTTGTTATAACCGGAATGAACGTTCCTGGCCACGAAGGTAAAATAGTCCTGATTGCTTCTGTTGAAATCCCTCAGTGCTATTATCACATCAAGTAATGTGTTGTGTTTCTGTTTTCGTCCTCTGCTTTCGGACTGATATTCCTTGCTTTCAAGTATATTGTCGTTGTGAGATTGTTTATATACGCTTATCGTCCGGTATATCCAAATCGAAAGTGTGGACAGGAATTCCTTGTATTCTTTGCAACCTTCTTCCGTAAACTTAGTCTTTACCTTTTCGGACTCAAAGTCTATTATTTCCTGTGGCGAAGCACCGAATATCGTATCATCCCCACTCTCCTCGTTTATCTCACCTGTCAATACTACTTTGGGCAAGAAGAATACAACATCTTTTGCTGTCTTGCTATAACAATACCCGACATACCCGAAAGAATATTTGTCCTCCTTTACAGGAACTGACACAACATCTTTGAGTACATCTCTGACTGTCAAACCATCCTTGACAATATCGTTCAGACTATATGGGTATCCTTCAATAAACAGCAGCATAAAATTTATTCAAATTAGAGTTCTGTATTCTCCGCGTCATTTTCAATAGTAACCTTATTGCCGTTAGGGTCTGTGACTCCGAGATAGGACATCATTTTCTTTAATGTTTTAGTCCCATTTTCTCCATACAATTCAGAGAAGGAAATATCTTCAGTCTCACCGACTTTGAATATATCCCCTTCACCATCTTTGCAGACATCATTCCATAGATAGAACAATATTTTGTTCAACAAGACTTTATCGGTAATTATTCCATCTGACGGATTTACGAAATAATCACCTAACATCTTATCTTCGGAGCTATTTGCCCTCAAAATCTTTTCGTTGACTATTCTTTGGAATGAAACCCAAGAATATACTGTACCGTCAATAACTATCTTCCAGCCTGTATTCTTATACTTAATCGGCTCATACTCCCAATCCCAACGTCTCTTGAATGCGCTATCTATCGGGAACAACGATTGGTCTGAAGTATTCATGGTTGCATAGATATACAGATTTGACGGCAGACAAAGTTCTCCGTCTTTTATTCCTTGATTATCCTCGCCAAGCTTCTCTTCTAGAAAAGCCCTCAAATCTGCATCAGCCTTAATGCCATACTCCGATTTGCCATTAACATCTCTATCAAGAAGCTGGAACAAATCTCCGAATATTTGTGCGCAATTGCCTCGATTGATTTCCTCAATAATAAGATATACTTTTTCTTCCGATTTTTTGTATGCCTGTATATAAGCATTAAGAAATGCCTGAGGAACGAAAGAATAAATTATACGAGATTCGTTTGAACAAGCAAGATATTCTTCTCCAACAGCCATTCCTTTATCAAATTCAACAGTGTAATTATCAGACATACCGCAAGCTTGGAGTATATCCTTCTTGTCAGAAAGATTCAACTGTTTTAATGAACGCCAATATTTCGCTCCAAATTTTTGGGATGAATACGTGACACCTCCCTCTTTCATTTCGGTTAATTTGCTAATGAGCTCTCCCTTGGCATATATTTTATCAATTGGCTTTTCCATTGTCGGCTTGTATGCCCCGACAAAAGTTGAATAATCACTGTCCGGATGAAAAGTAGTTCTAAAAATATTTGCTTTGGGAACTTTTTTATCCGCAGGACACCCTTCGTATTCTCCAAGTATTTCCTTAATTTTATGCGATTTCCCTGTTCCAGGAGCACCATAATAAATTATTTGACGACTAATTTTATCATAAGACTCTGTTTGAAGTGAGGCAACATCCTCTAATCCATCCTCTTTACCATCATTGTATGGCTCTGTCACATTATCTATTCTTACATCAAATATTCCATCTGACGCCTTCTTTATATTTAGATTTGAATAGCCTCCAGCAAAATAGTTCCTTATAGTGAACTTAGTTATTTGAATAGCACCAGTATGATCCTTATACTTAACTTCCTTGAGTAGATTGTTGAAGTAAAAACGATTGTCTATTTCTCCATTCTTTTTTAGTACATCTTTTCTGGCATTCCATTTTTGGGTAAATGTATTTACTGAAACACCATTTTCTTTAAATAAAGCATCAAGTATTGCTAATTGATCAAACACAAATCCATCTGAATAATTTACAATATAATGATTAGCAGATTGGTCAAATTTTCGTGGAAGAATAGACGCAATAAACAATATCGCCTGTGTAAGATTTGTCTTATCAAATCTTACGGTTATCTGTTCTCCGCAATCTTGGAACAATTCGTAATGCTCATTATCTAAAAACAAATCGGTATTTTTAGCATCTCCTGCTCCGATATGACGATAACTAGCGTTAGTATCGTTTATGTGTTTAGCAATTTCTTCCATATTATTGTCATTTAATTATTTTACATTTAATGAGATAATACAATACCGCATATATTGTATTGACGCTTACAGCATTGCCAGCTTGTTTATAAAGAGAGCCATCAGCAACACCGTATGCGCTACCTTTTCGAGCGAACTCAGCAGGAAACCCCTGCAGCATAAAGGCTTCTTCTGGAGTAAGTTTGCGAATTGGAAGTTTAGCCAGTTCCTCCTTTGTCATTGTGTCAACAGGATTTATCTTACCATGTGACTCTATATAATCTTGGCTATAATAATTATCCTGACACGCTCTATGCATTTTATGCATAGTCGCCGTTAAAGGACGAGCTATCTTCATATTTATATCAGACTTGGATTTAAAGTTAGAAGAACCATCTGAAAGCAATGTTGGTTTTATGCGTTCAGAAAGATAGTACTTAGAATCCACATCCTGCATTAATACATCAGATATCGTCTCAAAATACTCCAAACTCGTTTCTTTATACATTTTATCAAACTCTTTCGCAATCAACTTAGACGAGAAGTCAAAATCGTTAGAAATTTTTGCAGTTGTAGCAAAAATCAACACTCTATTACGTGTTTGTGGCAAATGGAAATCTGATGTATTGAAAATATCGGCATAAACACGATAACCTATTGATTCTAATTCATGTTTGATTCTATTAAATGTCCTTCCTTTATCATGATTTCGAAGATTCTTGACATTCTCCAATAAGACATATTTGGGCTTCTTTATCGCCAATATATCCATAATACGGAAAAACATCTGTCCGCGATCCTCTTCAAATCCAGCTTGGCTTCCCATCATACTGAATGTCTGACAGGGAAATCCACCTGTTAGTAAGTCGAATTTAGGAAGAGATTTTATGTTCTTTTTATTACCGGTAAAAGCAACAATATCCCCCAGTACAAATTCATTTTCATCTATGTTATAAT